TGCGCCATCGCTTTTGCACTCTTCGTGATCTTCATTGCAGGTGGAGTAACATTGGCCATTGTCAGCCATTCCTACAACGTTGAAGCGGGTGTGTTTAGTACCATTTTGCAAACCACCGCTGAAGTTCTCAAAATTCTCTTTACTACGAAGTAATCTCCATGCGCCGATTACGTTCTCATGCCTTTAGTGGCTCATTGTCGACAGAAGACGAAGATACCAGCGGTAAACTCTCCGCTGAGATCGAATACATGTTCTACGCCCGCGTAACATCCCCACAGGCGCTCTTAAACGCCATGTGCGTAGAGATTCAAGAGCAGTGGGGGGTATGGCAGGATAAGACCGATAAAAACGCTGGTAGCGGCTCTAATCGCGTCCGCAAGGTGATTCGTAAACCCATCATCAACGGTCAGTTCGATAACATCAACACCACGACCCAAATCGTGCACACCATCAAACTCAAGCGTTCCGATGGATCGGCTTTAGAGGCTTCGGTCGAATCAAGCGAAGGTGCTTTGACGGCGATGCGGGTCATGGCTGAATCGGGCATGATCAAACACCGTTACCGCTTCCCGGTTGAAGGCACGGAACTGGTGTGGGAAGTGGACATGTTTGTCGAACCGGGTGAATCGATGTATTCGACCAAGTATATTGGTTGGGCGAAGATTGACTTGGAAGTACCGCAGAAAGACTTCCCTGTGCCGACCTTGCCTGATGGTTTTGTCGATGGGTTCAATAGCAAGGCCCAGAACTTAACGCCTGAACAGCAACAGATCGTGGACCAGATGCAAAGCTTCCTTAGTTTGCCCAATCCGTATGTACAGGAAATCTATCCTGACGTCTTACCAAAATAAGTACTCCCCTCTCCTCCTTATCGGGGGAGAGGGAGGTATGTTGTTATTTTTATTTCTTTACTGTAATTTTTAAATTGAGGTTACCCATGCTGTGCAAACTGACGTTTGCGGGTTCGACGAGGCGCTTCTTCTAGCGCTGCGTTGTGGGCACTTCGAGAGGCCCACCCTACCCCTATGCCACCCCTGCTGGGTGCATGATGGATGACCTTGGATCTGATCTAGCTGTGGGGGACCGGGGGCGACCGAACGAGGCCGGCGAAGCCAAGGACGAGGCAGGGAGGAGTGAACAAAGTTACTTTTCCGTTTTTATCATCTACCAAGAAAAGAAACCACTATGTCTGTATGCAAAAAGATCGACATGAGTACCAACACCCTGACAGGGGTGAACTGTAATGAAGTGTTGAAAGAGCTCATTGACAAAGGACACATCAACAAAAGAAAATTAGCCCATCAGTTAAAAGAATACTACCGGCTGAGCTTCTCCGATGCGGAAGAACGTTACAGCAATGTCATGCGGGCGATCTTTGAAGAGAAGCTGTGCTATCCTCAGCTCAGGGACATTCTCCAAGTTATGGGCGGTGAAATAATCGTTGGTTTCAAGATACCTCAAGAACCAGTTCAACCAAAGAACCTGATTGTTGGAACGTATCCAGCCATTTGGGACCAAACAATCAACGCTATCGATTTACCAGATAATACATTGCGTCTTTTACGTTCTGCCGGTATTCATTACATCGGTCAACTCTGTCGATGTGGGCGGGAAGTCCTCCTGGATCAAGTTCCGATTGGTCAGGATTCGAAAACATCGATCGACGATTTCATGAGCCGCCATGGTTTGCATTTTGGCATGTCAAGGATTATTTGGATTCCTCCAACATCATCTACCTGAATTTTTACCCATAGACCTGCGAAGGTCTATGGGCTTTATGCCGTTTAAAAATGTGGAGCTAGAAAATTTCAAGGCTATATCCTTAGTGTGAATAAGAAACAGAAATGACTCTGTCTCTAACCCATCCAACCTTTTAAGGAGATTTACATGGCTTCATTTCATCTCGCTCATCCATCCATCGCTCACAACATCGCTGTCACGGAAGACGCACGTGCCATTAAGGATGGCGGTGCGTGGTACGTTGACCCCGATGGCAGCGGCGGCGTCTTCAAGCTTGCCTATGGTTGCTTTCTGAGCGTAGAGCAGCTGAAGGCACTACAGGCGAAGTTCACTGTGGCTCCCGAAGAGTTTCGGCAGTCACTAGCTACCGCGCTCGGTTGGGTAGAGTGGGCTAACCGCCCTATGCCGCCAGCGCAGCCGGTCGGTGAACCGTTTCCGTGGTAAGCGGGTTTATTGGCAAGGGTCTTGAATGGCCCTTATCAATACATCCATCTTAACTAACTTAAGGAGCAACAAATGAACACGAACAAAGAACAAGCAGCAAAAGAAGCACCAGTCATGACTTACAAACATGTCTGCGGATATTGCGGTTCCACCAACGCACCAATCTCGCAAGAAGAGATGTACGGTCCTGGCGTTGTCGGCTGGGACTGCTGCCCAGACTGCGGCGGCGTTTAATCATCAATAAAGGAGAAGACCATGAACTGGTTTACAAGCCGTGTTGTTGAAAGTGCGTCGGTGCAAGAAAAGCAGAAACTGCTAGCCCAAGACGGGGGCTGTGAGCACGTGGAAACAGATGCTAGCCTAGGCTATATCGTTCACACTGAACGCGATAGCTTTGGGATTGTTGGGACCTGCTTGTTGTGTAAGGCTTGCAACGAGGCCGCCCAGGAAGAGGCAGACAACGAAGAGCACACTTGCGTCGATTGCAAACAATCGGTGAAACAGAAGGATGGCATCTTCTGGAAGTGGTACGACTTCTACGCAGCACAAGGCGACGAAGCCCTGTTTGTCTGCGATTGTTGCAGGACACAACCCGCCCACGTCAATCGGGTAAAACGCGACGAACGCGAACGCCAAGAGGAATTTGGCGACGACGATTAAAGCCATCCTCTAACCTGTTCCTTTGTGGAGCAGGTTATGGGCTGTACTTTTACAGCGTCTATTTTAACTTAAGGAGATTTACCATGAAACGTTTTACCCTCGCAATGCTGTTCATGCTGTCGCTGTTTGGTAACGCCAACGCTGCCATGGTCGGCACCCCGATCGACGAAGGCACCACCACGTGCCTCCCGTTTGGCTGCGCCGCCGGCGACGGTCAGTATCAGCAGATCTACTTCGCCGAGTCGTTCAAGCGTGACATGAACTTCATCGGCCTGGACCTGATGATCGCGCCGCACTCGATCGGCGCTGGCGAACACTGGCTGAGTGATGGCTTCTTCACCATCACGCTCTCGCTCTTTAGCCAAGACATGCTGCCGACTGTGGGCATGCTCGGTCACGCTGAGAAGACCGTGTTCAAAGGTTACCTGCCAGCCGCTCAGCGTGGCAATAGCTACCGCATCAACTTCGACAAGATGTTCTACAACAATTCGGCTGACATCAACAACTTGTTGCTGAACATCAGCTGGACGGGCGCTGCCGCCAGCGACGATCCGATCCACTTCACCAAAGCGTCCGGCACCTGGAGCCAGATGATCAAAGATGGCAAAATCGTCGATGCTGAACAATACGGCCTCCTGACCCGTTTTGTCGAAGTGCCTGAACCAGCCTCCATCGCTCTGATGGGCCTGGGTGTCCTGGGTCTGGGCATCACCCGTCGTCGTCGCAGTAAGTAAAGGGAACCAGGTCATGAAAAAGATCGTCGCTGTCATCTTTATCGTCCTCGCTAGCATCATCGCGAGTGGTCCTGCTTCGGCGGAATCGAATGTGGGTCAGTGCATGACCTACAAAGCGAAGACCGCTAAAAACGGTCGCTTGATTCCACTTAAGCAAGTGGTGGTCAAAGCCCATCCGAACGATAAGGTTGGCAGCACGCCGCAGTTGCCCCTGGCCATGAAAGTGCTGAATGAAAAAGGCACCATGGTCCAGGTGGCTGACCCGGAAGATGACAGTGTCATCGGCTGGGTATCGATCAAGGATCTGGAGTACCAAGATTTGCGCAATTGCAACATGTGGTGAGCTACATCCATTAGCCAACTTTCTTCGGAAGGTAGGCTAATGGATGAGAATCTTCTCATCCTACAATTAACAACATAAGGAGTTTTATCATGAATCAAGCACAACAAACCCGTCTGGCCCAATCCCTCAACAGCGTCGAAAAAGACGTGTCGGAAAAACGCGATTTCGATTCCATCTTGGCCGCCATTAAAGCTAACCACGGTAAGGTGATTGACGATCACCGGTTCCATTGCGGTAGCGGCGAAGAACGCATGCGTTCGGTGTACGCCATCGCCAAGTTTGGCGACAAGACGGTCTTCCTTTGCAGCCCAGAAGAAACGCCGTATTTCTGCCTGAACGGCATGTATGTCGATCCTGACGGCGTCGCCCATTTGTCCCAGTGGTCGGTCGGCGGTGTGATCGAGTTCGGTCGTCGTGGCACACTCGACACGGCCATCGCGAAGTACAACGATCCGGCTAGCTGGGTACCTGGTCACAGCTTCACCCCGATCACCGATGTGACGTACATCTAATCGTTCTCTCCCACTCATCTGGCCTTATGGCTGGGTGAGTGGGTTGCACTTTGTATCGACCTGCTTTTCTTTTTGGTTTTTTCTAAGGAGTTTTCCATGGACAAGATCGTTTTCCTAGTACTGTTGCTATTGGCAGGCGCAGTTCACGCTGGTCAACAGCAAGGTTTTAAACCCGCTTACCCAAAGTCGTACACACAGCGGGTGTACTATACAGTCTACGAAAGTGCAACGATGAACACCCAAGACTTGGGCACGTTAAGCGTTGTGTTTCGTGGTTGTAAGAAAGTTTCGGCGAGCGACTTTATCCGTCAAGAGAAGCTGGCCTACAATCGTAACATCGCTGGCGCGTTTTATTGCTTGCGTGGTCAGCACAATGGCGAGTATTATGTCATCGTGAAGAAGCTTAAAGAACCCGAATAAAGCGGCTTTATCGGCAAGGGTCTTAAGGGCCCTTCTCGATGCATCTGCATCATGCTAGTGAGAAAAATTACTCGCTAGTTATATCTCGTGAGTATCAGTACTCACACTACAATCGTCTTTTACCCAAGAGAAAGGTAGTACCATGAAACATCAACAAGAAGCATTCACCCTCAATTCCAATTTCTCGAAACTGAAGGTGATCGGAGAAGCTGCCAGTGCCAACATTCACATGGACCTGGCCATCTTCGATTTGATGGAAGATGGAAATAAACGCACCATCAATGATATCGTCAGCATGCTGGCTGTCCTGGGTTATAACCGCGCCGACCTCAACCGTCGCGTGGTCGCCATGCTTTATAAGAAGGAAGTCTTCACGCAGTGCGGAAACGGTAACGGTCGGGCGCCTGAATACGTGATCAAGAAAACGGCCAAGCGTCCTATTGCTCGGACCAAGGAAACGCCGAAGATGAAAGAAAGCGAAATCCAGATTCGGAAGGCCGTCGACACGCCGTTCAAGCCAGAGCCGGCAGCAGTTATCGTCGAACCCATCGCTCCTGCGCCAGTGGCAGAAGAACCGACGCCGGCAGTCGAAGCAGCCCCGTCGTACGTCGTCAGCCCGACCGACGCGGTGAAAGTGGCGATCTGGAAAACCATGTCGGACTTCCAGCCCTACACGTTGGCGGATCTGGCCACGCTGCTCGACCACATCACCGAGCGCAGCATCAAAGCAAATCTGGCGATGATGGTTGACGAGAACATGCTGACCCCTACCCGTCAACCTGCTAACAAGCCAGCTGTCTACCACCTAAATAAAGGTGTGCCGATGCCGACGGGTCTGCCGGATTATAAGCCCCGTTTTGACATCCGTAAGAACGTTTCAGCGGACGCTGAAACGCCACCTGCTAAACAACCCGAGGAAAGTACCATGCAACTGACTACCCCACAGCAAGATGTATCGGTGACGCCAACGCCGGACTGGGAACAGAAGCTCGATAGCCTGACCGACCTGGGTAACGAAGCTATGGCTTCGGTGCGGGCACGGATGGCTGAAACCGCCCGTGAACAGTTCGGTGAACCACTGCAACAAGTCGAGACGAAGAAGGCCGATACGCCTGAAGGCTCGCATGTCAAGCCAGTGGAACCGGCAACCACTCCATTGATCCAAGTGGGCGGCATCTTCATCAAAGGCCAACGTTTCAGTTTCAGGGATGCTTTGGTAATCCTAGATGAACTCGAAGGCGCCGGTTTTACGGAGGATGATGTCCATGGCGACCTCAACAACGGTAACCGTAAGTTCGTGCAACTCGAACTGAAAATCAAGATCGCTGGTATGGTCTTGTCGGTATCGGAAGCAAAAGACGTGGCGCTCCAACTCAAGAGCGATCTGAACTAATCATCTCGAACGCGGAGTCGCCTATGGGTGGCTCCGTCGTATGAGGGTTTATCTGAGAGACTGCGGTTTCTCAGATGTATCCTTTTTTAAACCTATATTACAATTAACAACAGAGGAGTTTCTCATGGACCGTATCAACGAATTTAATAACAGCGCCCTCGCCAAATCCATCGCTGGCGAACAACGTGACAAGAGTGATAGCAAGATCACCAGCATCGCTACCGGCGTTGTGATGCTGCTGTTGGTAGTGGCTTTCAAGTACGCAATCGGTAACTAAACGACATACTTCGATAGAGCGAAAGCTCTATCGAGGGGTCTTTTTTATTTTGTCTCTTTATAAAACGAAAGGAATTAACATGGCAACCAAAGCAGGTAAGGTCCAGCTCAAGGACATCAAGCGCGGCAAGACGTTTTACTACGTGCGCGTCGACTTCCCCATCATCTCCGCAGGCGTGGTAGGATTGGGTGAAGTGGAATCCGTGGTACGTCTACGCGTGACATCGCGACCATATCTGCGTCGTTTGTCCAACACGATGGCGTTCCAGTACATCAATGACTCGAACGCGGGTGGCTACATCGATCTCGAACAGATGGAGCGCAACCATCGCCAAAATGAACTGACCGAAGAAGGACAGTATTTTGTCTTGCTGAAAAGCCGACAGGCCGCAGAACGCTTCATCAAGATGTTCGATGATCGTCCGCCTAGCAAAAAAGAAACGGTGCGTACGCTGTTGCGCGAAGCTAACCTGAACGCCAAGCAACGCGGTTTCTCCTAATAACAAGAAAGGATCTCCACCATGAATCAAGGTTTTATCTTGGTCGATCGTCCGACCGCGCAAGTGTCGTTCAACTTTCGGCATTTGGACGAGCAGGAAGTGCATACCGTTATTCTTGCTCTGCGTCGTCAGTTTGTTGAGCTGTCGGCCGCCATCGAAAACCCGCAAGGCAAAGAGCTGAACAGTGCACAAAAGACGACGCTGATTCACCAGCGTCGTGATCTGCTTTCTCTGATGGAACAGTTCGATGGCGTGCAACCTGCGCTCACTCAACTGCTCGGCCAAAAGCGCCGCATCAGCGTGAATTCACGTCCTCTGCTCGACGCGCAGATCGAACGTGTATACACCGCGCTGGTCTGGTACCGCGACAACTGGGTGCTCGAACAAGATTCATTGCGTCAAATGGTCGTGAACGTGATCGGCTACCTCGAAGACACCCTTTAACCAAAAAACCACCATGAAACCAAAAACCTTCCAAAGTATTTCCTCGGACAACAACCTGTTTGACTATGACCATCTCGTGCGTGTTATGGTTAAAGAAATGGGTATGACGTTCGAAGAGCACACCAACCGCATCACGGCGCATCTGCGCAAAAAACACCCAGAAGCGCCCGAGTATTTGTTGTCGGCACTGATGGCGGCATTCATTACCGCAGAGATGACTCCTGGGCATTTCATGGAAATGATGGATGCGCTTGGCTGCGCCGTGTCGATCACGATCACGCCGCCGATCCTGGCAGGTGACCGGCCGGAATCGAAGACGACATCGGCGGATACCGTGCCAAAGGTGTTCAGTTATCCAGCGCTCTGGGATGAATCGATTGATGTGCTCGATCTGCCACTGCGCGCTACCAACGTTTTACGACACCTCGGCGAGATCGAATTCGTCGGTCAGCTGGTGCGCAAGAAGCCGGAAGATCTGATGAAAATCCGTTCGTTCGGTAACGTACTGTTGCAACACGTTCACACGGCGCTACGCGAACAAGGTTTAAAGTTTGCAACGGACACGACCGGCTGGATGTCGCCCGCAGCTCGCGCGGCTGTAGCCAAGTGGCAACACGAATCTATCGTTAAGTTCAATCTTGGCGGGGATATCATTGCTGTCTTGCGAAAGGAAGGGGTGGAATCGATCGGTCAGCTGCTGTGTTACTCGTGGCCGGATTTGGAAAAGCTGTCGCTCGACGGATCTCAAATCCACCAGATTAGCCAACTGCTTCAGCGCCATGACATGTTATTGGGTTTGCTCAAGTATGCACAGACACCCATCCTCGAATACAAAACCGAGTTCAAGACCTATCCACCGTCGTGGAACAAAACGGTGTATGAACTGGATTTGTCGGCACGGTGGCAAAATGTCCTGTGGGCAAACAACATCTACTATCTCGGTCAACTAACCAAGCTTGAAGAGAAAGAAGTGATGTTGTGGCAAAACATGGGGAGTGTCGGTCTCTCCCGCCTGAAAGAAGCAATGAAGAAACACGGTCTCGTGTTTGGACAAGACACCGGCAACTGGCAAGTGCCGGCACCACGTTAAAGGGAAAGTAACATGAACCAAAGCAAATCGAATGCGGATTTTCTGCTGTGTCAAGACCTGTACTGGGAAATCATGAATTCCCCGGTATCGAAAACATTGGAGCAGCAGGAATGCGCGCAAGCGTATTTCAGCAACCAAGATGTCGAGGGATTGGAAGCCATCAAGAAAGAACTGGGGATCTTCGCCGATCCCCAGCAAGATGATAGCTTTTCCAGCCAGTGCCTGCAATGCGATGGTGGCGGGTCACCACTCTGGACTGATAAAAAGCTCAAGCAAATGCGCGAGCGCTCGGACGCCTTCCAGGATTACACGGGACCTGATAATCCAGCAGGCCAACTTAAGCGCCGTTATCCTGCTACGGAACCGATAGACCATTCTTCTCTGTCTGACCTCGACGCTATGCATGATGCGCTGGACCAAGCCGAGGAAGAGCGTAAGAAAGGAAAAGGGATCGACAATGAAAAGTCGTCCTAAGAAAGCGCCTACGAACTGGCGACTGATGTGGTACCAAGTCGTTGAAGGTGCTCGTCGTCTGAAGTGGCATACCGGCAGCCGTTACGAATGCGAGGTGTTGCAACGCGTTTGCATCGCTGCTGGTGAATGGCATCAACTTAATGAACCTGGTTCATTCGTAGAGTAATCTCTTAACCACTGCGCAAGCGGTGGTTAGTGGATGGACTTCTTACAATTTAACAAGGAAAAACCATGGAACAAAATACCGTTGACTTAACCTTCCACGAAACCGATAACGCTAACACTTGTTTGTGGAAAGCAATGTACGGCAAAAACTGGATGACCACCAAGGAAATCCTGAAGGCACTCGAAAATTGCCAGTACAAGCCGAATACCATCAAAGTTAAATTGTCCAAAGCCATCCCTCACATGGTCGAGCGCAAGGGCGAACCGCACAGCATGAACCAACTCGGACACATCGGCTGTCTCTTCCGCTTGGTAAAGGACACCCCCATGCCTACCGGTTCGACCCGCACCACCGAGAAGCAGCGCGAAGTCAAACGTGAAACCTTCCAACGCTTCAATCCGTTCGGTATGCCGATTTAGCAACAGAAAGGAATAGTGATGTCAAAATCGAATTATCATAGCGTTACCGGTTTCAAAGAAGCCAACCTCTTTTTTGATTTCCAAAAGGGTCGTTTGGTCATGACGGCTGAAGTAAGTAGCTGGCGCGAAAATACCGATCCGAAAAAAGGCGTGTACAGTTTTGTCAAGGCAGTTGTCAATCATACGCTCGATGGCGATGCAGAAGGAATGAACGAGCAGTTTTTGAACATCAACTTTGACGTCAGTAAGATACTCACTGATGAACTTCAAAGTTGCAGTATGGGTGGCATTACAACGGGTAAGATTCGCATGAGTGCGGAATACAAGCCCAAGTTTACCAAGCTGTCGGAAGAGTTCAAGAAACTGGCGGCAACGCTCGACGCTATTAAGTACGAGGAGTAATTTCGTTTATTGATGGCATAGCTCCCTCTACCCTTCGGGGTAGAGGGAGATCTATGATGCTTCATTTTTTTGTTTGTTCCGAGAGGATTTGGTCATTTGGCCAGATCTTGGTGAACTTGTATTGCCGGGCTTCGACGCGTCCCGGATACTTGGCGTTGATCATACAGAACGATTCGCCATAACCTTCTGCTTTGACGTTTGATTGGGCGCATTGCTTTTCCATATGCCCGAACCATTCGCCAGGTTCACAGCCAGCAGCGGCACGACACATCCGGTAACGCTTGGTGACACTCCCGTAGCCACCGTTGTAACTTGCTCCGTTACAGGCTTTGATGTTGCGTTGCCCGTTCATAATCGAGGAACAGTTACGATCATTGACTTTCATCTTCAAGACGACACCACGCAGCTGATATTGGGCGTTGTAGCAGTCTTTCCAACTCCAGTCGCGTAGTGAGGGACTTAACCGTTTGGTTTCTTCCAAGGCATCGAAACGCACATTGCCTTTGGCGTCGTACGCAATCGTGAATTGTCCTAACCCACAGCCGAGTTCACGGGAAGTCTTGAGCGTGGCTTTCAACTTCCAGTTTGCTTCTTGGTCTGGAATAGCAGCCAACCAAGGACGGTGCCGCAGTTCAGGCCAGTAGGTGGTGATCTCTTGGTCCAGAACTGGCAGCAGCGTGGCTGCGTCGCCCGGTAGTTTCTGCGCATGTGCCGGGCGACCAGTAAGCATTATGCCGACTATCATGCCCAGAATAAAAACGCAGCAACAATTCCAAAATTTATTCATCGTTATTGCGCCAGATAGAGCAGCACCGCGATACGGAAGCCCCACATGGCCGAATTGATGCCATGGAAGATCACGACTGCCGTTGGATTGGAGTAAGCGTTTTCCAGGACCTGCGAGATGGCCAGTTTGCTGTCGGTCAGCGCGGGCTGGGTCGCAAAGCGAATCCAGAACACACTCATCTCGATGAACGTCAGCTTGGCAGCAGCGAGCATCAGTGGAATGAATTCTGGGAAGCGACGCACCAAGGCGAAGCGATCACTGATGCCTTGGTCGATCATGAAGTCCACCAGAGCAAAGCCGAGGAAGGTCAGCATTGCCAAGCCCACACTGCGCGCAGCCATGCGTTGGAACAGCGCCCAGCTTTGTTGGGTGATACTCAGGATCTTGCTGTGAAATTTAGACATGTTTTGCTTTCTCTTTCTTGGTGGCGTATTGCGCTGGTGTTAACCAGCTGCCATCAGTTTGTTGATAAAAACCAACGTCGACTTCGTCGGGGATTTCGACGTGTTCGTCCGCTTCCATTTGTCCAACTGTTTGTTCCAGAGTGCGACTAGCTGGCGGCTCGGTGACCGACACAACCACACCCTTGTACATCCGCCCGTAGCGCATGATGAGACCTCTCTTGAGTTTAAGTGGGATTGGAGAGAAACATCCTCCATAACAATGGTAAATGTTTCTCTCCAGACACTTAAGATCGCGATTAGCCGAAGTTTGCCCCCGTCAGTTTACCATACCATTTTACGCCACCATCGTAGGTGGTAAATTCGTATTCGTTAATGGCGCTCGCTGCGGTGCTGCGGGTTGGTTCTGTTTTGTTGGGCCACACCACACTGGCAGGGAACAACAGTTTGCGTCCAGCGGTGGTGTCATTTTTAACTAGCATGCTGAACTTCATACTGTCGGTACCGGCCAAGCCTGCGATTTTCAATACGTCGAGTTTGAGCGTGGTGTCGAGATTGAGTGTCACCACAAACCGATTCGATACGCTCAGGTCCAGGGTAGTCGTGGCAGCGACCACGGTGACGCTCCGGGTCTTTTCCCGCACATTCGCTTGATTGTAGACCCCCATTGTGCTAACTGGGCCGGTGATATCGCCCCCGGCTTTATTCATCGGTGTGTAATTCAACGCAGCGATGATAGAAGAGGCGCTATTACGCGACAAGCGCAGCAGGTCAATCGAGATCTGGATCTCGGTCAAGCGTGCTTTGAGGTAATCGTAGATGGCTTTTTGTCCACCTGCGCTACCGAGCTTGAGGGCATCAGTTACGCGGTCGAGCGCCGAGGTCAGGTATTCAAACCCATACACATCACCCGCATCATGCAAGTGCGGCGCTGGTGCGAAGCTGTCAGGTTTACCGATGATGTTATCGAATTCGATAGGACGACCATCGATCCCGAGACGCTGCACCAACTGCACGATGGCATCGTACGAATAGCTGTATTCGCCACCCAGCATTTGGGCATCGAACAACACATTCGGACCGCAGGTCGCATCCGTGATGACCAGGATCTGGTGCACTTCACGACCGGTCTGTTCGGTTGGTAGGGTATAGAGCACGCTTGGGTAGTAATCGACACCCTTACGCAGTACCCGGTTCGTGGCAGCGTCACGCAGAGCAATCGAATCGGTAAAGAACGCACCGTAATGCGGTACACAGATGCGAATGTGGGCGTTACCCAATTCATGGGCTTCATCTTGAACACGGTTGCTCGCAGCAGCACCTGTCAAGTCAAGCGGATATTTTACTGGAACTAAAGACATCGTTGGTTCTCCAATACTGATAAAAAAATATTCATCAGAAAATGACATAAAGACCAGGGCTGCAAGAGCCCCGGCCTTTATTGGATTGTATTTACCTTACTCGCCAGGCACTGGCGGGATAGTTGGCCATACGATGTTGTACGGGTCAGGATTGATCACCGGCAGATCACGCAGGGCTTGGAGATACTCCAGCACAGGCATGATATCTTCCGATGGAATACGGCCCAACGCGATCTCATCGTTGTAGCGCTCTACCCGCCAGCGCTGGTCCAGGATCAGGTTTTCACGCTCGTCTTTGAGCGAGGACCATTTGATTTCCCAGGCACCTTTTTTGAACGTGGCGATCACATCGGGTGCAACCCCTGCCGCCAGCGCATCGGCTTCGGTCAAGAAACCCAGGTGCAAGAAACGGGGATCGGATTCGCTTTCACGAAACACTGGGTGCAGTTCTTTGAGCACCGAATAATCGATGTCCTTGAGACCGGTCATGCCATTGTACGCCTCTGGCACATCCCCGGCGTATTGGACCACCCGTGTCTGTTTGTTAACGAGAAACACGAGGTCTGTAACGCTACTCATTTTTGTACCTCACTGGTGTAGACTTTCTTGAAGTGGAACTTACGGCGGTAGTATCCCATCACCCGTGATGGGAAGCCGTTTTTGTGTTTGGTCTTTTCCCAGTGCGTGCCTTCGCCACACACGCCATGGTAACTAACACGCTTGAAAGGCAGGGCGTGCAGAATTGGCGTGCCAGCTTTGATGGTGAATTCACATGGGCGGATCACCGTAAAGATGAGGTTGACCGTGTGGAAGTCCTCGTAGTCAACCGTACCAGGGTAGATGAACAGTTTGTCCATCAGTTCAGGCGAATGCATCAGAGGCGGCAGCAGGTGTACCGAATGGCCGGGTTCTGCGATGACTGCGTACGGTAGCGAGACCTTGATGACCTTGAACTTCACCCCGTCGATTGGTGCAATGCCTTCGACGACTTCGGTGTCCATTTCCACCACGGCCAGCACTGGGTCTAACGTCTGCCCTAACGTAACGGCCACACCCACGCTATTGGCTTTGATGTGGATGTCGGTATGGGCGCGGATGATAAAGCCTTCTTGCATGTAATCGAACATGCCAGGGCATCGGGCAAACTTCACGGGCTTTTTGCGTTCTTTGGCCTTAAGGATCAAGGCATCGAACCAATGCGGCTTGATCTCTTTGGCAGTCAACACTGGGTTGATGACGTGTGGGCCGCCATACGTGGCCTTGAACTTGATCACGGATTCCGTAAAGGCGCGACGCAGTAAACCATTCAGACCCATCAACCCCGCGATCAACAGATCGATAAAGCGTGTGATCATTTACGTCCCTCGCGCAGTTCGTGCGTGTAGTGGTGCGAACGCGAGTTTTGGGTCTTGGCGATTTGTTCCACGCGATAACGTTCTGCGGCACTCATCACGCGCACTAGCATTTCCCGTGGTACGTCCGAGCGCTTAAACGGGATAGCCGTTACGAGGGGCGTTCCCGCTTCGACGGTGCCGTCGTAGTTCTTGGCAAACCAGAGGCCAGGGAAGTTCACTTGTTTCGGATACGTATCGGTATCGACCACTGCCGCCATACACTGGAAACGTTCTTCCTTGGTATGGTTCAGCGGGGGGACGAACAGAGTCGAGTAACCGGGACGCGTGCGAATCACCCACGGGTTGTGGAACTTGATGGCGGGCATCGGGTAAGTCGGGTAGTCTTGACCGAGCTGCTCATGGGAGTGGAACGAGCCGGCGTTAAACGTCGGACCCGAACGCACTTCCATTTGCTTGTTACCATCGGTGCGCACATGCAGGTCTGCTGCCAGAACCATGGTGTAACCGAGCCCCATGCCATCCAAGAGTGGCAGGCAATCTTTGGCAGTCATGGCAATTTCACCAAACTGATCGCGCGGACTGCCCTTGGTACGTGGCAGTTTAGCAGGCACTTTCTTCCACCATTCTGCGATGTGCTTGAACGCAGGCACCGGTTCGAGCAACACATCCTTCCACTGCGGTTCACACATGAATTCGATGATCGGGATTAAAGCATCCAGATCTTCCTGGGTGGTCTCACGAACACCCAGGCGATCCATGCGATCTTTGGTCAATAAAGATTTAACCAGACGATCGAGCATAATAAACTTCTCCTCGCTTAACGGATCTTAGGACCGAGGCCCCAGACGACGACCGTGGCACGGTTACCCGACGTGACCGGCAACACGCGGTGCGGTACGTGCGAATAAAAGAACACGACGGTGCCCGCTGGCGGACGCAGACGCAGTGGGGTATCGGGGTTGCCGCCGATGTTCAGTTCCAGTTCACCGCCCTCGTATTCATCTGGGCCGGTCAGGAACAGCACTGCCGAGAGCTTGCGCTGCTCGTTGTCTTCCTTGCCTTCATGCACATCGACGTGCCAATCGTAATGCTGGTTCAGACCGTACTTCGTGAACTGCATCGGGTAGAAGTGGTCCAGGTCCATTTGGAACTTGTCACGGTTCACCATGGCCATCGTATCGGCCACACGACAGATCAGCCAACGACGCTCGTCGAGTGCTTGCAGGTTAGGATCATCATTGATCCATGCGACATCCGAATCACGCACTTCTTTGTTTTGCTGGTTATTACCAACCGAACCCGATTGGAACACCAGCATTTCGCCGAGTTCGATGATTTTCTTGCATTCATCGCGATCAGCGTTGTAAACGGCGGGCTCGCCTTCTTTCTCGACAGCCCAGCCGTTACCGAATGCGTTGAAGAGTTCACAGTGCGACACGTAGGGGAACACGCGCACTGGGATGCCGTAACGAGGTTGGTTCATGATGCTTTCCTTAGTGGACAATTATTAGAATTGTTGCTTGACGATGACTTGAGCGCCCGGACCCACATTGACCGGGTATTTGCCATCTACGCTTGTTTCAAGGGTGGCCAAGGTATCTGCCACATAGTTCCCTGGCGCACCACCAGCAGCGCCTGGGAAGGTTACTCCCAAAGCAGCAAACGGTGAAGAAGGCCCGCCTGAGGTAGGTGGGTTATACGCAACTGTGCCTGGCACCGCAGGGTTATAATTGGCCGTGCCTGGTACAGTAGGATTGTACGAAGCATTGCCGGGTGTATCAGGGTTGTAATTGGCTGTCCCTGGAACCGCTGGATTATAATTGGCTGTACCGGGAGCCGGTGGGTTGTAGTTGGCATTGCCAGGAATCGACGGATTATACGTTGTCGGATTCACATAGCTCGGATTGGTGTACGCTGGATTGTACACGGCTGGGTTGGTCGAAGATGGATTCGTCGTTGGCGGGTTGCTGTATTCTGCTGCGTACGATCCTGGATTGGTGTTACCTGGTATCCAGGAAGGTGGATTCACATTGCCCGGTGTGAAGGTGCCTGGATTGGTGATGGTGGCCCCAGGGAATACACAGAACATTGAATACTGCCAGCCCTGGTCATTGGTCAGCCATTCTGGATACGATCCTTCAGGACAGCTTAAGTCACCAGGGTGGCTACCATAAGGCGCAGAGATGTAGCCATCTGGACCTAATTGATAACGGTACCCTTCTTCATACGTCGTGTTGCCCGGTGTGAAGGTGCCGGGGTTGGTGGCGCCTGGTGCGTAATTGCCTGGATTGCTATTACCCGGTGTGTACACCGCCGGCACATAGTTACCAGGCGTGGTATTGCCGGGCACCGTGTTACCAGGGATATACGAAGCAGGAACAGGGTTGCCAGGCACATAGTTGCCTGGAATTGCCGTGCCGGGCGTACTCGGGTTGGTATTGGCATACGTTCCCGGTGTCGGTGGGTTGTACCCGGTAAGGTTTCCGCCGCTGTTGGGATTGTATCCTGCCACATTGCCTGGGGTGGCCGGATTGTACCCAATCAAATTTCCACCTGTTGGCGGATTATACCCTGCAATCTCCGCCGGTTTTGACGGGTTATACACAACATTTCCTGGCGATGGTAAATTATAATTTGCATTCCCAGGTATTACGGGATTGTAATTGGCATTACCGCCGGAAGGGCTATTGTAGACAGGTGTGCCTGGTACGATAGGGTTGTAGTTGGCATTTCCGCCTGTGGGCGGATTGTAGTTCGCGTTACCGGGCGTAGGTGGATTGTAATTCGCATTGCCCGGAATCGTCGGATTGTAATTCGCATTGCCACCTGTCGGTGGGTTATAGTTCACATTGCCCGGTGTGCTTGGGTTTTGCGAGAAGGTCGGTGGGTTGGTGTACGACGCGTTCGATGGCCCAGGGGTGTACACGTACGTATAGTTCACCTCGTAGTAGCTACCGCCCCGACCACCAAAGCGTGGTGGATCATACACGGTGTACGGCGCCAGTTCAGGATTACCTGGCACGCTCCAACCTTCATACGCCCAACCCTCTTCTTGCTCTTCATAGAGCGAATTGTTGCGATAGAAGGAGTTGGCCCAACCTTCTTTGGTGCCAGGATTGGCATAACCTGCAACGAAGTTACCAGGATGGGTGACGACGTTCCCGCCTGTGGGCGGATTGGTATTGGCGTACGTGCCAGGGATAGTGGGGTTGTAGTTGGCTACATTCCCACCTGTAGGCGGATTGGTGCTGACGTAGTTCCCTGGCGTACTCGGGTTATAGTTCGCCAACGTACCTGGTACCGGAGGATTGTAGTTCGCTACGTTCCCTGGAGTTGGCGCGTTGACAATTGGATTGCCTCCCGCAGAAGGGTTGTAACCCGACACAGTGCCCACCACTGGCGGATTGTAGTTTGCGTTACCCGGCACTACTGGGTTATAGTTCGCGTTGCCACCAGAAGGCGGATTATACGCGACAGTCCCTGGTGTGTACGACGGCGGATTGGTGTAGGCTGGTACTGCCGTTGGTGGGTTGGTGTACGTTGTGCCCGCAGTATACGTCGGTGGGTTGTAATACGCAGGCGAATAGTTGCCCGGATTCGCTCCGTTGTTACCTGGCGTGTACGTGCCTTGGTTGGTACCAGGGTTGCCGGGTGTGTACGTGCCCGGATTGGTATTGCCCGGTTGGAACGTCGTACATACCCGATGTGGCTTACCAGCGTCGTCGGTATCGTAACCGGCAAACGACCATCCCACCGGACAGGCTTGCATACCACCTGGTCCATACCCCGTGAAGATTTCTTGATAATCACCTGGATTGGTGTTACCTGGCGTATAGGTCGATGGGTTGGTATAAGGATTGCCGGGCGTGAACGTAGGTGGGTTGCTATACGGATTACCAGGCGTATAAGCCGCCGGCACCAGTGTGCCCGGAGCGTAGTAGTTCGGGTTGCTGCCGCTGTTACCCGGAATGTTGTAGGCTGGCGAATAGTTCCCTGGCGTGTACACCGGTGGATTGGTGTATTGGGCGCCTGGCACTACGGGATTGTAGTTTGCAACGTTGCCGCCACCGGGCGGGTTGTAGTTGGCGACCGTTCCAGGAACAGACGGATTGTAATTGGCATTACCGGGGATTGTCGGATTGTAATTCGCATTGCCCGGTACCACCGGGTTATACCCCACGATGTTGCCAGGCGTGTTGGGATTGTAGCCCGAAATGGTGCCATTGTTGGAAGGATTGTACATGATGTTGCCGGGAACGGTGGAGTTCCCTGGCGAACCAGTACCGGAGACGAGCACGGACGATTTGCCGTATTCCAATGTGACTGTACCTGGCGCATTAAAAATGGAGGTACTTGGAACAATACGGGCATTCGTTCGTTCACGCCGAAGCTTTTGCGTTAAACGAGTCATTCTACCCTGCCTTCATTAACGGGTGTTCTTGTTCGACAGCGAACCAGTCCAGGTTGCCATGTTGTCTTCCGACCAGAAGTACCAGACGTCTTTGGCGCCCGCTGCGGTGGTGCGCGCTGGTGTGACACCATCGACCCACTTGACATTGCTTGGCCAAGCAATAGCGAAAGCAGTCGGCACGTTGGCGTTGATGGTACTGACCGAGAACTCGACGACTTGACCTGCCATATCACCGACATTACGGATATCAAAGCCGATGGCGCCATTGGCACTGACGGTCACTTGGTAAGCGCCGGCTTGGCTAATATCGATGGCGATGGTGCCATTCATCGGGATCTTCACCAGATTTTGCGAACCCAGTCCAGTGAACTTTGGACGATCCATATTGGCCTTTTGATTGACCACGGCGATCAATGCTTTGTGTAACGCTTGCAGTTTGCACAGCGCGCTTAACACGCTATCGGTTTCCGACAGGTTTTCTGGCTCGACTTCGGTGAGGCTGGTAAGTTTGGCAGCCAACGCACGCGATTCAGTGAAATACTTGTTGATCTCACCTTCTGGTACGTTGTCTGTGGTGCGGGTTAAGTTCAACAACGCTTGTTCGACGTAGAGCTCCATTTGCTCGACTGTCGGCACGCCCAGGTCAACAGCAGTGAGGTTGTGGGCATTGCCTTGCTGGTTGATGTGCTGCGTCATTGCTGAGCTGGCTTGGGTCAGAATCGCATCGACCATGCGGTTAAGGGCAGCCAACACACTGCTCATGCCGACCATGTCCTTCAGATTCCACTCATGGGGCACGGGTGGGAAGATGTCCGGGTAACCTGCCACTTGGTCCCAGCTGGTGGTACGGGGGTTGTAGACTTTGTCTGCCAGGATTTCTGCTGTCTTGTTGGCATCGACCGTCCACTCGCCACCGAGCGTTTGGTAAGGGTTAAAGATGACGGTACCACGCAGCTCATTGTTGAGCATGGTGATCGAACCCTTCACCGGTTTTTGGCATGCCTTACTGGCGCCGATGAAATGGTGTGAGAAATAAAAATCTACTCCTTCCACGAGTGGGCGAATGTCCCCCTGCAACGACTTGAAGTTGAGCGTCATGCTTTCAGCAAAGAACGGCGTCGCTTTCGGAATCAGGAAAATGAAGTTCTCATCGCTCCCGCCGAGCAAAGGTTGCAGTTCGCCAACGACCCTGTTCGTCGCAGCTTGACCGGTAGGATCGAAAGGATATTGCGGGCTTGTGATAGTAGACATGAAAAGCACCTTTTTGAAGGTCGGAGAAATAATGCCGGGATAATGTTATGTTAGGTCCAAGCGACTATATTATCTCGGCGTTTCGCCTCTACAAGCAAAGGATTTTCCCCATGTATAACCTGGTTTCTGCCATTGTAAAGCCAGTTGACAGCGGTGGTCGGTGGCGTAGCATGGGCATTGAAAACGTCCCGCTGAACAACTTGTACAACGATTTTAAACGCGTGATTGTCACGCTCTCCAGCCCGGTCTTAACTGCGCCGGTCAGTTTAGAGATGGAATTGCTGCGCGCTGAATTAGGCGGGCTGACCCAAACCTTTGGTCAATGGTTACAAGAAAACGGGAACGCAACGCTTCCCACATCCAATTCCCTGCCCACGATCAATACCCGTTACGCCCATTTCTCCGACGCCATTCGTTCAGGTTACAAGGCTACCCCTACCCACCCGACGATCTCGCCTTCGAGCCCGATTCCATTGTCGAGTAAGACCTACGCGATTCTCACCCGTCCTGAAGCAGATTACGAATACATGTATCGTCGCACGCTCGTTAGCGTCAATGGCTTTTACCATCAAACCGATTACAGTGTCGAAGGTCTCTTTGTCACTGACGCCATGAAGACGTGCTTGAAAGCGGGACGCAATGAAATCGGGTTGTTGTCGTTTGAAGCGCTGGGTACATTGCAGTTTTTGCAAATCAAAGACGACATGATTTACACCCATCGTCCTCAGCAAAAGCTGCGTTATAATTGCTACGTGGATACCGGTGTCGATCTCTCGAACAAGACGGTGATGTTGGTGTTGGGTGGGTATTTACACACGCTTGACAAGCGCACGTTCTACCGGATCAGCGCTACCGCCTTCGGGATCGACTTCGGCCAGATTCCTTTGGTGGACCGCTATTACGAATCCTACGACACCATTGATTTGGAGGAATTGGGATTAGAGCGTTCGGACACCAACAGCAGCCAAGTCGGGATCAACAATCTCTTTAGCGACGAGGTATTGCGGCGTTATTTGCAGTTGTCGCAAAGTTTCTTTGTGGTGCTCGACAACCAAGAAATCTTCACCGACGTCGTTGAAGTCAAGCCATCGCCTTTCCCTGGCACCTACACGTCTAGCATCACGCCTGTCTATCCACTGATGGTGGGTCACGGTCGTCATGAAGTTTTCTGGCCACGTAAAGAGCATGACCGTTTCTCGGTCAACATCAATACGCAGGCTGCCTGGACAGCGCCTAAGAACTACGAGACCGTCCAGACCCGTAGCGAGAATTCGGTCAGCGATGCCAAGTTCGCTGCTTTGGGTTTCCGCAATTCGCAAGCCCACTTCCAACTCATCGGTACTGACATTTACGTTCCTTAAACGGCATAGCTCCCTCTACCCTACGGGGTAGAGGGAGGACTATGTTTGTGTTACAGATCGATACAGATTTTGGGGAAAGTAAACGAGATAAACTTTTTGAGGGTATTCTCGATAAAGTCCATGATGGGTTTGAGTAATCCCAACGTCAGGTTGTGCATGATGAGCTTGATCCCCATGGCGATATTCACGTCAGGGAAATTCATGTTCGGCACGAGTGGATCGGGGATAGCTGGTAGCGGTGGAAAACCAGGGAACGTGATAGATGCTAAGATGGCAGGCAAGTTAATCGATGGCAGTGTAGGCATACCAGGGATGGCTGGCAAAGAAGGCCAGTCGATGTTGGGCCACCCAGGAAACTTCGGGATCTCCAAACTCAAGTTCGGTAATTGAATACCTGCAATCGCATTGCGCACCGCGTTTTTGACCATGTTTACCACTGAATCGAAACTCGGGAAACTCGGCAGAGCAGGCATCGCTGCAATCTTTAACTTGTCCGTTACTTTCTTGATTAAGCCAATGACTGCGGTGGTCACGGTTTGCAAGTAGCCGCTCACCAACGCCATCAAGGTGTGGGTAATTTCCAAGTCAGGAATTTTCAATGTTCCAAAGATGGGAATGGGGATAAACGGCAAATGCACTTTGTCAAGAATAGCTTGCTTAATGGCTGCCACCAACGCTTTGACATTCCCTGATACCAAGTCGACCAAATCGAAATTGGGTAGACCAGGTAACTTGGGTAAGAAACTGCCGATGTCCAATCCCAAGAATGAGAGCATGGGTTTGATCATGGCCATCAGCGTGGTTTGAAATTGAAACGATTGAAGCTGAATCGCGATCGTGACAAATTACAAATTCGGCATACGTAAACTACCGAGCAAAGGACTAGGCAATCCCAAGAGTGCCAAGGTAAAATCAGGTAACTTTGGGATAGCCGGTAAAGGTGGCCATTGAATATCGGGAATACCTGGAAACTTAGGTATTTCGAAATGGGGCAACTGAAAGTTCGGCAACGCCGGCGGGAAGGTCAGGAGCGGTCGAAACGCCGCCATGATGCCGTCAAAACTTGGAATGGGGGTGTCAACACAAATGTGTGGCATAACGCTACTCCTTTTACACGACAGTGGTATTGGGGCTAACCATCGTGGCTGCTGTATCGCCCTGGAACGTCACCGTACCACCTTTACCGTGCAATGCTTTGGAAGCGGTGGTGGTCACTGTCTCGGCTTTGGTGATTGAACTTTGCTGGACCATGTGCACCATGTTCTTCGCTTTTACGGTGTAGGTTTCAGGCACCGTGATGGTTAAGTTCTTTTTGTTGATGTCGATCGATGTCCCATCGGGGTTTTGCATCGCCATCTGCTTTTCTTTGAAGTCAATGATAAAAACATGGCCAGTGTCATCGCGGAATTGGAAATGTCCTTCTTTGGTGTTAAGTTGGATATCGACCGTGCAAAATTCACCATTGGCTTTACTGGTATGGAAATTGACTTGCCCTTTGTGGGTCGACACTTCCATGTAGTAGTAGTTGTCACCGTTGACTTCAGCGCTCTCGTTTTGGGTGCCGCTCCAGGCATAGATCACCGTTTCGAGTTTGCGCAGTTTCAAGTCATCAAAGAGCCGCACCCAAAAGAAACGGTCTTCGTCAGAAAAGCGATACAACATTACGATCGCGCCACGGCGCACATCAGGCGGGGTAAAGCGGTTGTCGCTCCCCAAGGGCAACCAGGTCGCCTCGACACTATTGGACGTGCCTGTCTTGATTTGGAACTCACCGCCTAACCGGTCTTGCGATTTGATGCTTTCGACAACGGTGCCTGACTTGATCTCGCCATCGAGCATTGGCAAATCTTCGATCGGGGTGACTTCCACGATGCGGCAAGGACCGCCGTCTTTCCCTTTGAGTTTCTTGTTTTCTGCCACCATGCCGAGGGAATAAGGCTTTAGTTCTGAAAACATTTCCGGCATCAGCATGACTAGCTCCTGATCAGTAAAAATGAAAAATGATGGGGACTATCTATGTTCTGTAAGAGGCCCATAATAGAAAGCACCCATGTACCGAATTCTCTCTTTAACGCTAGAAGGTTGCCGGCGCTTGTTGGTTCCTGAGATCCGGAAAATCACCATCACTCCCCAGTCACCGATCCAACTGATCCTGGGCACCAACGGTTGCGGTAAGAGTTCGCTCATTGACTTACTCACCCCACTGCCGGCTGAAAAAGAATCCTTTGTCAAAGGAGGCAGCAAAACCATCCATATCGAAAGCCACGGTCGTCACTATGTTTGCACGACCCGCGTTGAAAAGAGCGCTGAGCACAGTTTTGTAATGGAAGGTGAAGAACTCAATCCAGGCGGCACTGCCACCGTGCAGCTGGACTTGTGCAAGAAACACTTCAACGTTACCCTTGAATCTCACGAACTCATGAAGGGAAAGGTAAAGTTTACCGATCTCAAGCCTGCGGAGCGACGTGAGTGGATTATGTCGCTTTGTGAAGGCGACAATGAGTTTGCGTTAAACGCTTACGATAAAATCAGGCAGCACGCCAACTGGTTAACTGGCGCGCTGAAGATGAATCTCAAAAACCTCGGTAATGAAATTGCCAAGGTAATGTCAGAAGCTGAAGAAATCAAGTTAGAGCAAGAAGTCAACGCGCTGCGCTCAGAACTCCATATCTTGCAAGCTGAACGCATGCCGCTCGAACAGACGCCTAGTCAACACGCTAACGCGCGCGAACAAGCTCTGCGTACACTGCAAGAAGTATCGATGCGTTTGCTGCGTTTGAAAGTTGTCGCCCCTTACGAGTACGAATGCTGGTGGACGGATGTGGAACCAAACAAGCCACCACAACGTGCGCAGTTCCGTTCGCTCACAGAAGTGGATTACGAGATCGATCGTCTCAAGCACATCGTCACGAGTAAAGAGACGACACTGGTGAACGTTAACGAGCAATACACCAAGCTGCAACACCAGCACGATGTATTGATCAAAACTGGCGCAGAAGGCGTGCAAAGCATCGACCGTCAACTGCAAGCGCTGCGCATCGAACGCACGAGTAAAGTCAATCGTCTGCGGCTGGGTTTACATTTCAGTGACGCCAGGAACGCACACCAAGCATTGGCTGCCATCGACACAGCCTTGGTGGATGTATTACGTAATCTACCAGAAAACAGTGACCGCCGGTATGGTCGTGCACAATACGAAACGTTGCAAAAAGAAATGGTAGTGGCAACGGAGCAGCTTAATTTGCAGGTTGAATTCCTGCACCGTCTGCGAGCGCAGAAAGACCACGCTGATTTGCATCGCGGTGAAAACAAGCATAGCTGTCCTTCGTGCCACCATAGCTGGGTCGTGGGTATTGACGAGAAACAATACGCGTTGATTGTGGCAGGCATCAAAGATGCGGATGCGAAGCTGGTGGCAATGCGAGAAAAGCACGCGGAGTTGATGAAGACGTTGGAAACCATCGAAGCGTATTTTGTTCAGTACCGCGAAGTGATGGCTTACACGCGCAACATCGTGATCTTGCAACCGTTCTGGGATTACTTGTTGGATTCGAAGTTAATCTTGGAGTCACCCAACGAAGCGGTGAGCGCTGTACAACACCTGCAACGTGATTTGCTTGTCTCTATCGAAATCCAAGAAATCGAAGAAAAGCTAGAAGAACTGACGAAGCTGCGTGCGCAAGCAGAAGAAGTCGGCGACGCTAACTTAACGGAAGTGCGTGCGCAAATGGATGCGGTGGCAGATAAGCTCGGCACACTCACCGCAGAACTCACCCATGTGCAACGCGCCGTCTCAGAGTACAGTGACTACCGACGTCAACTCAATACGGGCCTTCAGTTGGGCGAAGAACTTCACCGACAGTATAACCTGGCCGAGAAAGAGCAATACGGCTACGTCGAAGCGTTTCGTCGTGAAAGTATTCAACACTGCCTGCGGGAAGTGGAGAATGCCATGTCGCTCAAAGAAGAGTCGTTGCGGGCAGTAAAACGTCAGAAGGATCTGGTAACTGCGCTCAAGCAACAGATCGCGAAATTGGAAGTGCAAGAAGCTGCCGCAAAAGCGATGGTGAATACGTTGTCGCCTAAGAACGGGTTGATTGCCCAAGGACTGATGGGATTTGTGCGTGCCTTTGTGGGACAAATGAATACCTACATCAACCGTATCTGGCGTTATCCTCTGCAAATTATCCCTACTGGTTTTGATGTAGAGAACAATGAGCAGACGGTGGATTTGGATTACAAGTTCAAACTCATCGTGGAACGGGAAAACAACATCATCAAAGATGTATCGTTGGGTAGTGAAGGGATTCAAGAAGTGGTGAACTTGGCGTTTGAGAGGATTGCTGCTAAGTACCTCAATCTCGCTGACGTGCCGCGCTTCTTGGATGAACGTGGTAAAGCATTTGATGACGAACACCGCAATGCGTTTACCGAAGCGATCAAGTGGGACATGGATAACACCAATTGCCCACAGCTTTTCATGATTAGCCACTATGCCGTAGGTCATTCTGCGTTTTCGAATGCCGAGGTGTGTGTTATCGATAACCGCAACGTGGTACTGGCATCCGACTTAACCTACAACAAGCACGTTAATATCGTGCATCTTTAATCAAAAGGAAAACGCATGAGTGCATTCTCGCAAGAAGTCGAAGCCTTCAAAACCCATCCACTGGAATACGCGCGGTTGACGGGTCGCACGACCAATATGCTCAATGCTGCAAAAGCGGTCGCTGAAAGTGGGCGACCTGTCGTCGTTATTTTCAAAGACATGCGCACGGTCGAATCTTGGCAACGTAAATTCGGCAGCATCAAAAACATGTCGCTGATTCCGATGAAGGTGAAAATGCCGGAACTGGATTGGAATCAACTGAAAATCACCGAAGGTATCCATAAACACAGCCAGACCTTCATCGATCACGATGTGATCTATCTGTACCATAAAGACCTGTTCAAAGCGTATCACGCTTATGACCGTCCAATGGATCACTCGCCTTACACCACACCACAACAACCTGCGTAAGGACTAAGCGCATACTCCCCCTACCCCGTAAAGGGTAGGGGGAGCTATGACGTTACTTGAAATTACCTTGGGTTGCTTGCTCCAGATTCGATTCTTGACCGTAATCGATTACGGCGGAATTGATACGTTGCAGGGCGCGGAACAAATCATGGAACAGGGCGCGGTTACGTGCTTCTGCTGCCTGAATCGCATGGTTCAAATAATTCAGATACATACAGAACTCGTTGAGCTTTGGATTGCCGGACGTGTTCTTGCCTTTCGTTTGCGCTAACAAATGATCCATGGCGCGTCGAATGTCATTCGATTGATTGACATGCTCTTGCATTGCACGCATCGTTCTGTCAGAGGTGGAAAAGTTCTCCATCCAATCTAAAATCGCATCCATGGCTGGCTTCACGTTGCCCTGACTAATCACAGGCACGGTCGCGTTCGGTGGGGTGGTCATATCCGACACCTTCACTTCAAACTTGATCCGACGCAGCGTTATGAGTTTCTGCTGTAAAGCGAAGACACTCTTAGGACCGCCTGCTTGCGGATCGTAGCTGTATGCCTTGATGTGGAAATCGCCGATGAATTCTTCTTTCGGCCACGATTCTTGGATACCACCGCCAGCGTTAGGTGGAAAGCCCAGCTTACGCAACACCTTGATCGAATTGTCGCAATAGTTGTCAACGAATTCGTCCAGAACCGTGGCTGCATTGTCTTGATTGAGCTTTTTGAGCATCTCCAAGATCATATCACCTGATTCCAAGAAAGAATCGGAAAGACTATTAAACATCGTCGAAGCGAAGTGGTGCAAACGCTTGACTTCAGCCGCCAGTTTATCCGCAGGCACTTTGCCGTTAGGCATGGAGATCAAAGCTAGGTCCAGGGTATGATGTTTAAACTTAAACGTACCGTCGGACTTAGGTTTCTCTACGTGGACTGGGGCCGCAACCGGCTCAGGCGCTGCCGCGGTAGGCGCTATAATGGCTGCGGGTTCTGGCGTCGGTGCGGCTTTCGGAAGATGCTTAATCGATTCCTCGATTTTCTTCTCCCCCTCGATGACTTTCTTTGCCTTCACCACCATCGCTTGGTCTTTCATCTTGCTTTTGCCGAAGAAGTCTTTAATGCTTTGCCACATCTTCGTGAGGTACGCTTTGATGGCTTCCCACATCTTGCTCAATTGCTCGATGACGGTATTGACAAATCCTTCTGTTGACACACCAGCCGTGATCGCGCTAGCGACCTGATCAGGATTGACATCGGTGCCAGCCGTTGCCATGTCGCCCAACGCATCGATCAGCTCACGCTCTACTTCGCCGACTTCTGGCACTTGCGCGATGACGCTTTGTACGTCAGTGATGATTTCTTGGGTATCACCCACACGATCAAAATCCGCATCGAGTTCCACCAACGCATTGCTGGTCTGATTCTGGTCATCGGTCAGGATGGCTTCTTCCTCTACCGACAACGTCGGAATATGTACTACAGGTTTCAAATGACGTTGCATGATTGATTAAGGGGTTGGAAGTTGATTGGCAAGTACAAAGGCTTCTAGATCACTGTACTTCATTTGGAGCGCATGCAAATCTTCAAGCGCTACTCGTAGTTTGGCACCATCGGTTACGATGTTTTCCATGACGGCACGCCGCGCCGCTTCGATGGCTGCCGAGTCTTCAATGGAGATGCTCGTCAAGCGAGAGGCGAGCATTGCCCGCACTTGCGGGGTTTGGATGCCCAGTAAGTCATGGGCCAACTCGCCCACTTTGGACATGAAATACGACAAACTCAAGTCTTGTGGTAACGCGCCGAGGTTTACCGTGACGAACATGGTGCCGTAAGGCACGCCTGTAGCCACAGGCAACGATTCCAGATAGCTGTTGGGAACTTGGACAGGTTCGCCATCCGAGGCGCGGAACGTGACGATACAGACCTTGTTTGCCAAATCTTCACGGTACTTCTCCAGCGGGATTTCAAACGGCTCGTAGTAGAGCGCGTAAGGATCTTGACCAGTGCCGGCCGTGGCTTCTAAGGTTTGTAAGCTAATGACTTCGTAGGGGACGTTTTCAGCACAAAGACCCGCGAACGGCTCTTTGAGCTTAATCACCCCCGACGAACCAATGCTGGGTTGAATGTAGAGGGTTGCCATGAATTAGCTCAGATTCTTTTTGGCCACAACCAAGTAGTTGACGTTCTTGTAACTGCGCGCCAGGTACAAGATCCCATCACGACGCACCTTCATCATATCCGTCGGGATGGTCGTGTATTCACTTGCCGATTCCGCCGCAAACAACATGCGTTCGATGATGAAGGCCCAGTCGAGCGTATCTTTACTCATGCGATTCGATTCCACAGCAGTCGTGGCGACCGCGATGTAATCCTTGAACATTTCGTTGAGCTTGTAGACACCGTTACGGTTATCTGGCGAACCAATGGCCAAAATGGCCACCGAACGATACGGGTGCGTGAAGGTGACCAGGTTCGAATCAATATGAGCTTGCGGGTATTGCTGCGCAAATTGCTTCATCTTGGCCGCTGCGCTCGCATATTGGACGAAAGGCGAATAGATCCCGGTGGCCAATTCGCGGTTGGGAATAGCGTATTGGTCTTCGAGGGGCAGTAAGATAAACTCGGTGCGCTTGAAGATGTCGGGGAAGATCTTGATCCAATCATCACGGGTGTGGGCGGTGTTGGCCAGGATATAACCCATCAAGGCATCTTTGATCGAATCGACGTTGTCGCCAGCAGGACCATAGATCAACACGCTCCAGTCGGTTGGGATCAGGTGATTGGAGTTTAACGGATCGATGAAGTTGTAGGTATGGGTGCGGGTAATGGTATCGGGGTATTTGCTTTTGGCCAGTTGGATGCGGTCCATTGTTTCCGAACTCGTCAACGCTTTGACCAGCAGTTCGACTTCGCTACCGGGCTTGAAGAAATTGTCCAGCACAGTAAACGGCGGCACGACGTAGATTTCATACTCGTCGTATTGTTGCTGGAAGCTGTTGTCGATAAACCACACTTTGAGGAAGTTCTCTTTGTGGCCATTGTCGGTCAAGCATTTCCACGAGACCCATTCAGGCAACGTATACACGCCATCGGAAACCATGTTGCCGCATACGAAATCGCTGGCTTTGCCAACGAAATTGGTCAGCAGGTTTTCCAGCAGCACAGTCGGCGGGATGTCCAGTTGGCCGCCAAGAGTTTGATTGTAGACGAAGTTAGAAACTTCGAGCGTTTGTTCTGCAATCGTCGATGGTACGGGAATGGCGGTGTCGTCATCTTTCGAAATGAACGACATCAGTGTCAGGTTGGGCGCGGTAACTTTGTTACTGTAAATACCTTTCTCCCGCGAGAAGGTAGCGCCATAAGGGGACAGCTCACCCAGCTTGGCAACGACACCTGGCGTGTTGTTAGCGAAGGTGGTGTTAATGATAAAGCTCTTCAGTACGTACATCGAATTCTCCTGCCGCGCTGGCTTGGGTGAAGAGATAAAAGGAGACCGCGTTACAATGGTCTTATGTCTATAAAATAACTTAAAAAGGAATGAAGGATGTCTTTCTTTATGGTGGTATTTAAGGTCATTCCTTACATCGTGCCGTTTCTCAAAGAAATGATTATTGGCAAGAAGACGTGGCGCCAAGCATTTAAAGAGAATCGCGGGAAAACCATGTTGGGGTTTGTGTTGGTGATCTCGTTGGTGTTTAACGTGGTGTTAACTGCGAAGGTCGGTAATTTGGCCTTTAAGTATCTGCATCTTTCGCGTGCCAAAGAAGAATTGGAACAGCGGGTCAAAACGCAGACCAACAACACGGATCACATCGAAGGATCGACCCGTCACCCGATCGTCAACAACACGGAAATTGCCGCAGAAGTGCAAAAGAAACCCAAACCGACGCTGGCGAAAGAAGGCGTTACCGTCAAGCCAGCCAAAGTGTTGGATGACGAAGTACGCGCTGACTTAGAACGCATGCGGCAACGTGAAGCGTCTTCAGAACGTTAATCTTTTTACTTAAGGAGAAGTGTCCATGCAACGCAAAACACACATCGTGATCGCCTCGATCATTTTCGTTTTGGGTGGTTGTGGTAGTTTCAATAACAGTTTCAATACTTACCCGCCGCCCATTCCCAAAGAAAGTCCCATGGAAATGAGTTCGGTGGTGATGGAGCCCGATGAAGACGTCACGGCGCCGGCGATCATCCCGATCAAGATCGCTCCTAAAGCGACAGAGAACGTTTCCAAGCCCTGTTCGGTTTCTCCGTATCCAACACCAGGTAAATTCCCTGAACTCCCCATCAAGGCTGCGCAAGGGGCTGAAGGGGACCCTTACGCTTTAGAACGTATCTGGCGCAAGCACGTCGATGAACTGCGCTCGTATATTAGCGAGCGACGACGGTTGCAGCGGGAAGCGCGTGAAACATTTACGGAAAAGTGCGAGACCGTGGGCAAATAGGAAAAGATTGACAGAAGGGGATTTTTATCCCGGTATGTCATCCTTTAGACCAGCACGATCTCACAAACACTTTTCCTTAACGGATGGATGTAATGTCAAAGAAAAAAGAAGTTATTGCCAAAGAACCTGGCATGAAAGGGGCAGTTCTATTCGCTGATGGTAGCGCGCGTCCCAATCCAGGTTTTGCAGGATGGGGTTTGCATGGCTATATTTACGAAGCTGTCGAACCAACCAAGGGCACGGGCAATCCCGACTACGTCCTGACCGAAAACGATTACCTCACCAAAACAGTGAAGGCAACGGTGCCTGACGTCAAACTCGTTACCCCCCTCCATTACGTCGACGGTTACGGCGGCGTGCCGATGAGTCTGGCGGCCGATAGTCGTGGCACCAGTAATAACCAAGGCGAACTGATGGGTGCGATTGAAGCGCTGAAGTTTGCCTTGGAACACGATTTACAAAAAGTACGGATTTGGACCGACAGCCAATACGTGGTGACCAACATCGGCAATGCGGCAAACTGGCAGCGTCAAGGCTGGCGCCTCTCTAGCGGTGAAGAAGCCAAGAACGTTCCGCTTTGGAAAGAGTTCTTGGCGTTCTACGAATTGGTCAAAGCCAAGAACATGGACTTTGCCATTAGCTGGACCAGAGGACACGCGGGCAACTACGGCAATGAAATTGTCGACGGGTTGGCGTTTGTTGGAATGCGTCACGCGACCCATGGGATTTTCGAAAGCAAGGTCACGTTAAGTCCTCCGGACGGGTATTGGAAATACGAAGCGAACCGCCATCCGTTTATCGGCCATCGGCGCATGTATTACAACACCTTGATGGATGCGAATCTGCCTGGTGAATACTGTCTGGGCGAGCATGACAAGGACGACGACCTCGCCGGCAAACGTCAAGCCAACGGCGCGTATGCGTATGTGCGTTTGGACCAACCTGAGAACGTGTTGGAGAAGGTGCGCCAACATAGCTGCAAACTCGCAGCTGGTCAAGACACGGTGATGATTGCGCGGGTGGACTATATTTACCGCGCTGAAGTCCATGAATATCTGGACTCGTATGGCGACGTAGTAATGAACAATCCGCCCGATGCCAAATCCCGCCTCGACGCAGTCATTCGCAACAAGAAAGAACCAGTGACAACCGAACACTGGCCACCTTTGTTAATTGGTCGCGCCGTTCAGGAATTGATGCAACTCAAAGACATTCTGGACGACTATTTAAAGGATGAGCCGTCGATGGTTACGACGGACCTGACTCCTTTAATTTATGAGTCAATTGTGGAAACCAGTAAGAAAGGTGAAGAGAAACACTTTACCAAGCTGCGTCCTGAATTCATCGTTGGGACGTCAAAAATGGAAGCGAACGTAAATTACCGCCATCCAGACGGTACCGTTCGTCAGGTCAACATCAACCTCCTTTTGGGGCTGGATTTACTGGATCGCAATGCGTTACGCCGACTCGAAGATCTGGAACCGGAAGTTCGTCTAGTGACCTGGCCGGAAGAGCCACAAGCCTTCCGATTTGCAACCATCATCAAAGTGAAGGGCGCAGTAGGGATCTGGGCGGGCACGTATAGTAACCACCGCTTAATCCTCAACTAGAAGGAGCAAGCATCACCAAGACGGGATTGATCCCAAGGAGTCTAACCATGCTCAGGCATTTTGTCAGCAAAGTTGTAAACGAACGGTTGCCGACCAAAACCAAGCGGCAATTCTTTTTGATGTCGTTTGCAGCACTGCTGATTGGCGCGACGACGTTTGACAAAGAGACTTTTAAGAAACTGAACCGGGTTTTGGTATTATCAGAATCCGGCGAATCAGCTTTGGCTGTTCCTTTGATCCTTTCGAAGGTGATCTGGAATGGCAAGACCTCGTACGAAGTCTGTCAAGAAGATGTCAAGGAAGGTACGTTCAGCGCCGCCCGCATCTCTTCGGTTGTCGCCAACATTTTGAACAGTATGCCCAAGTGTCTGCATTACGGCAACACAGAAGACATCGAGAAAGATGTTGGTGTCATCTTGAAAGACCGCATCGAACTGTTAGGCGCCTAATCTGCGCACCCCCGAACGTCATAAGCCCACCTGCTCCCTAATCGGAAGCAGGTGGGGACTTATGCCTTTACTTGGCTTTGTCGTTCTCTTTCAGGATCGCGCTGACTTTGTTCATGGTGTCGCCGACGGCGGTATTGATCGTCATCGTACGGAAGTAGGTCGCAGCAAAGAATTCCAATTCAGCACCGGATTGGTAAGCACCCGCGGCGAGATTGTTGGTCACTTCAGGACCAGCGCCTTCGAACTCGTTGTTTTTGATCTGCTTGATGATCGTACCGAGTTGGGTGTTGCATTCTTCAGCTTTCTTGTGCAGCGCACTGCGATCGATCGTATTGACCAGGTGATCGATTTCGGTCAGGAGCTTGAATACTTCGGTCCAGTCGCCGTTACGGTCGACGACATCGCCGTACGTGCGCTCAGCGCGCGAGGAACCGGGTTTAAAGCACTTTGCAGCGCGTTTGTTCAGTTCGGTGCGGGTCTTCTCCATCTTCGCGTACAACGCGTCGTGGGGCATCGTGGTGACCTTCAGTTGGCGGTTGGTGATGATCTGCGCCAGGTACACCGAATACTCATTTAACGTTTTGAGGGTCGTGCTGTGGCAATGCAGGACCAGATCACGCACCACCATCAGGTACTCGATATACGACGCTTCGAGACCTTCCGGAACATATGCCAGCAGTGGAGAAAGATTGAGGTAAACCCGCCCATCAATCGTGCGCAGGAATTCACGTTCGTTGCTTTTGAGCTGCACCGCCGGGTTGTCGGATTTGAAGAAACCAGCCACGGTGAAGTTGTTGATGTAATCTTGGAAGTTCTTCTGCAAACTTGGGATCAGGTTTTGCAGCGAGTTGACGATCCCCGACACCGAGAATGTTTCGTGGCTGATCATCCCACGCAGGTGCTCCATCTCTTGGAGCGGATCGAGGGTCAGAATGGGTTGATTGATTTTCATGGTCGTGATCTTTTCACAAAAAAGTTGGCAAACTAGCAGAATGGACCGAGACCGGAATTGTCGGCATCGGAATTGTACACATAAAATTAAAACCAGAGTCATCATTATCTGGCCAAGGACATTTCAGCGTCCCATCATTTCACAAGAAAACGGAGCATCTACGTGAGCTTACTACCCGCTAACCTTCAAGCCGCTGCGTATATCAACCCTTCGATTCCCATCGGAGCGGGATTCGATATCCTGAACGGCACTTTGTACAGGGGGCTGCACCGTCAGTGGATTCTGTCGGGCGGTCTTTCCTACATCATGGGTATCGCTGCCAAAGGCAACGTCGGTAAATCGACACTGGCTGAATGGATGATTTACACCGCCATGGGGCGTGTGACGCCATGGGATTTCGAAAAGCCCAGCGTCGGGATCTTCTACGATACCGAAATTAACAAGAACGAACCACGCATGACGGCGCTACAACTGGCCATCAAAGTGCTGTGCAACCGTGATCTGTTCTCGGCGGCGCGCTTTACGCTGACCAACAAAGTGCAATACAGCGGTAACAAGTTCTTTGACATGATCAAAGACTGGCTCGACGGCAAACGCAAAGACCGCAAGAACGCTTACGATACGCCGTTCGCTGACCGCGGCGGCAAGACGTTCTTCCGTAGTTTCGTACCAACGTTCACCGCCGTCGACTCGTTGTCGGAATTCGATACCGACGATATCGACAAAGTACGGGACAAAACTGAACTCGGTACCGGCGACCAGAACATCCTAAACATGCGGGCTGGTCTGGTCAAAGCCAACTTCCTGACCGAACTGCCGCGCGTCACTATCCAAGCCAACAACTACACGGTGCTGGTGGCACAGATGGGCAAGAATATGGACGTGGGCGCATCGCCACATGCTCCGAAACCACAGCAATTGAAGAACCTGCCGTCGTCCGAAGCGATCAAGGGCGCCACGGCCAAATTCACTTACGCCACCCATGATTGCTGGTGGATCGAATCGTCTGCTGCGGAGTGGGACGATGAAATGAAACCCGAATACCCAATCGAACCGGGTATCGCGCGTATCAAAGATCCAGACCTGCAAAAGACCAAGCTCAAACAGCTGCGTTCCAAAGGCGGACCATCGGGCGTGTTCCATGAAATCCTGGTGTCGCAAGCCACGGGTATTCTGCCAGAGTTGACCGAATTCCACTACCTGCGTAACCGCAAGAGTTGGGGTATGGAAGTATCGGGCTCGGGCGGTGCCTTCAAAGCCCTGATGCTGTATCCAGATGTGAAAGTTACCCGCAACACGGTCCGTATGACGATCGATAGCGATCCGCTGTTCTGCCGTGCTCTGAACTTCACGATGGAAATGAAGCAGATGGAAGAACATTGGCCATGGGTGGTCGACGAAGGTTGGTTTGTGGACCCGGACGAACTCTATCGTGGTTTGGTGGCGCGCGGCTACGACTGGAAGGTGCTGCTCAATACCCGCGGTTACTGGTGTCTCGGCGAAGGCCCATGTCCAGAACTGTCGACGATGGACCTGTGGCGCCTCTATCACGGCGCCTACCATCCTTACTGGTACGACAAGCTCGTCGGTAAGGAAGCTGCGGCCAAGGTCAACAAGGGCCCATACGAGGCCGTGTTGGCGAAGATGGAGTACGGTCCCCTCTGGAGCGATCTGCAAGAAGCCAAAGATATCTACGGCTTTGCCAAACCCCTGCCGCCTGAACTGAAAGCGGCATGAGCGTTAAAGAAGTAGATGGCCTTCACCCTCACATTGTTGTGGTGGCGGTGAAGGCCGTGGTTGATCCGGTCAATGGTAAAAAGATAGAAGGTTATTCCTTTACCGTTTACGATATGCGTGTTCGTCCTGATTGGGTCGACCTGACTACTCGTCGTTATGTCCGTCAACTCGAACATTACCTCAAAACTGGAAGAATCGAATGAGTCCTGAAGACGAAATGCACCTGGACGACAATCCCACCAAATACAACTAACATGATCGAATACAGCCCAGAACTCAAAGCCGTATTAAGTACCGAGGTCCCGGAACCGATTCTGTTCCCGTTCGAGTCGTTGATTCGCCACAAGAAGACAGGCGGGGTGTACGAGGTCAGGATCACTCCGGACGTCGGTCGCTTGGAAGCCACTAACACACCTGCTTACGCCTACCGTAGTTTGGACAGTGGACTCGTGTGGTTCCGTTCTCAAGAAGAAATCGAAGACGGTCGTTTCGAACTTACTCTCCGTCCAGTTACTGCGCTCGGACAATAAACTTTCTCCTATTTCTTGTCAGAAATAGATTTCTTGTTGTTATTTTTTTGGTAATTAATTATGTCGAATATGGATACTGTAGAAGAAGGAATGCCGTCGAACAATGACATCACCGACGTGGAGTTCCGCGAAGTTCCTACAGAACCGGTCGCGGAAGATCAACCGCTGTCGTTGGCGGAAACCATTACGATGATGATGGAAGAAGCAGGGGTTGTTGATCCGATGTACTGGATGCGTGGTCTGAACCGCGAAGCATTGCTCTCGCCCGATCTGAACGTTCAGCGCTACCTCATCAATCGTCACTGGCGCGGTCTGTTAACCCAAGGCTTGACTGTCGATCAAATCAAGCAAACCATCAATGCGCGCGGTTGCCTGCAAGATGGTCGCTGGGAACTGACGGACTGGATCTCCCACTTCAAGAAAGATGTCCTTCCATGCGCGATCAAAATCGGGGTGCTGACCACCCATCCGAGCGAACCAGCTCCGGAAGAATCGACAAAGAGCGACTCAGCGAATTCCGATACCGCGTCGTCGTCTTCGGTTTAACCACCTTAACAGACAAAGCCCTGTTTCACCAATGCATGTTGAAGTTTCTGAAAGAGAGCCAACTCAATCGGATACAAGACAAGCCACACCTGGTCTTTCTGACAGGACGTGGTAAAGCAGGGGTTGATGCATTGTTGTATAACTGGGTTCAAGAACACGGTTACCATTGGGCAGAATTCTATCCCAATTGGAACGACGTCGAAGTTGAAGGCGCCATCGTGAAGTACCGCGATGGCAAACCTTACAACTGTATCGCTGGGTTTTGGCGCGATGAAGAAATGGCAGAAGTGTGTACTCATGGAGTTACTTTCTATGACGGGGTGCAATCAAGCACCCGTGACATGATCGATCGTGTAACTGGGGGTGGTAATCCCTGCGCGATCTATCTTGTCACCGTAGACAAGGATGAGGACACACATGCCAAAGAACAGGCGCGCCGCTGAGGCAGTAATCTTAAAACGCATCGAACAAATGAGTCCTGGCGGTCCCACGCCAGAGATCTATCGCAAGATGTTTGCGAAGATGGATGACGCCGCGTTCGATGCGTTCATGGCAACACTGAAACACCGTCAGGGACGTTTGGCGATTATCGAGTCGAACATGTCTGCCACCAAGCTCACCATCGAAAATGCGTTAGCGGTGGCCAAAGACATGAACCACGATTTCTATCAACGCATTTGGATCAATCCGAATGATGGTAAATCGCCAGCGTTCCTGACCAACAAAGCATACCTAGTGCTTGACTTGCCCTACCGCCGCCAAGCACAGCTGTTGGAAAAGAAAGCCCGTATTCCGAAACACAACCGCTCGGTCGATGAGTTAACAGGCCAAGCAGCTGGTGATTCGAAAGGCAGTAAACTGTCGTCCCCTGAAATCCAAGTGCTCGCTGCACTGGACTTACCGAACATGATTACGGAACAGATCAAGTTCCGTGGTGGTGACGTCAAAGGGTTTGATGCCATGAACAACATGATCGACAAAACCGGGTCAGTGTCGATGGAAGCGATCAACCATTTGGCAGGTGGCGTGGAGTCCACGCGAACATTGTCGACGTATTTGACGGCAATGCACTTGTCGAATTCTTTGGTTTGACCTTTTTATGTCGGAAGTTAAGAAATCAATAATGAATAACCCGATCAGTCCGGTTGACGGCAATGGATACGACCTGTCCAAAATCCGTTCTTGCTTTGTCCAGTCCGTTTACCAAACGCTCAACAATTTGTCCCGTGCGGACAATATTGCGGTGCGCAGTCAACTGATTGCGATTATCGGCGAGGTCACTGTTCCATACATGTTTTCGCAAGACTTTATCGTGGACTTGCGGGACAGGGTCTTTAATGACGAAGTCTTCCGTGACTGGACGCTTAACACACGCTTTGTGTTCTTCATGAACTTGGCGTGTTTATACGGTCGTGAAATGGTCAGTTTCATTGTCGAGAACTTGGCCCGTAGCGCTTCGTTGGATTTGGGCGCGAACGAGTTTCTCGACGCAGAAGAACAAGCTGCCGCTACAAACATCATCGAAGTGCCTGAACAGGTACAAGAAGAACTGCTGGTCTACCGTCCTGCAAAGACGCTGTTGGCTGGCAATACCTGGATGGTGGTCATCATGTTGGCAATAGCCTTCATGGACCTCGAACATGAAGTATTTAACATGTCATCCAATGAACAATAAAAAAGCAGTTCCCAAAAGACTAGAGACTGAAAGAAGACACGCGCCATGAGTGCAGTGCCAACACCACCGCTGTCGAGCATTCTCATCTCTTTGGATGTGTTACTCGACACGCGAGCTGGTACCTTAGCGAAAATGCTAGGCCCAGAGAAAGTAGTTGAAGTATTGAAAGGGAACTATCACAACCGCAAGGATGATAAATTCCCGATGGTTGACGTGGACGCCTATAACGCCATGTATGCACGTCGCGATGAAGAGACGCTTTCATTATCATACTTGACTAACGTCGAGGGATTTCTGCGTGAACTCGTTCATACGCTGATCAAGCAAGCACTTGTTAGGCCGTTCCATCAAGGTGTGCGTGTTGTTGTCAATACGTATCCGTACCAGTTGTCTGACGAAGTTACCCAGCAGATATTGGGAGCTGTAGTCGCTAAGTTACTAGCCGACATTGAGGTCGATTTACCTCTGCGAGTCGAAGCCGAACACTTACCCGATGAGATGCTCAATCCAGAGTACTGCAAGCAAACTTACGCAGCCATGCTGATGTATGATTACGAGTCCTGGTTATCGATGCACCAGCTCGCGCTTATCAAACGACCGATGCCCGAGGTCACCCTTTTTGCGCCAGCGATCTTTTTTGCTCAGACGCCTACAGACGAAGAAATACAAGCCGCATTTACTGAATTCCAGATGCACCCATTTGAAGTCCTAAAAAAATCCGTACAAGGCGGTATTGATCTTCAACTCTTGCCCATTGAGCTATTTAGCATTGTTAAACCAGACAAATGACGACACACACCCCGCTACCCGCTCGCAAGAGCAGGTAGCGGAGTAGAGTAAGTAGTTACGGTTGCGCGTCCTTGGCGAAGCCGTCGTATGACAGATGTGTGGTGCCCATATCGGTTTCCCCTGGTACCAGATTCGGCGCACCGACATCGTCACCCAGGCTTGGGGGTTTGCGATTCGGGTCCATGTCTTGGGGATCGATCTGGAATGTTTTGGCACTGATCGCGCGCAGAATCGCTGCGCTGTCACGCTGGGACTCTTCCGCTGTTTTAGCCGACGCTTCTTCGATGCCGACCCGGCGCCGGTTGACCGTGGTCTTGTCCATGTCACTGGCCGCTTTCAACAGCGAGTTCACCAGTTCCGAATCCACACCTTGCTTTAATGCGTTGTTAATCACACGGATCGCGCCGACACGCAGTTTTTGCGTATAGGTGGCCACGCTATCCATGTCCAGCACATCGTCTGGTCCTTGGAGGTTATCTGCTGGTCCCTGCATCACGATAGGACCTTCCGTAACGGCCGCAACCGCTTTGGTGACACCGGGGAATTCTTCCTCGACGCCATCATGTTCATCAGTATGTTCACCCATGGGAGTATCCTCGTTAAGTTCAAATAATCAATTCTTCGCTAATAAATCTCAAACCTATATCATTAAAATGTAGTACCCATTCATTCTACAAGGAGGAAGTCAATGTTAGAAAAGCTTTGGCAGGGTGTCAAGGCAATGCTGATGGGAACAACCACCCTAGAACCTACGGAAGAAGTGGATATGTCCACGCTTTCGATTCTGGAGCGTTGTGCATTGGTGTATGAGCAACTGGACACCAAGCCGTTCTTGTCTTACCGTCAAACCGATGGTAACGGCAAAGTCGTCTCGGTCGTGCACGAGAATATCGAAGTGTGTCTTGAAGACTTGAGTCACTATATCCAGCGTTTGGAGACGAGTAAGTTTGTTCCCCAAAGCCGAGACTTCGAACGCATCGTCAAACCCTTTAACCGCTTCTTCATCACCAAAGAAGGCTGTTACTTAGAATCGATCGGCATCACCATCAACGATCTGCGCACCGTCGTGCTGGACCTGTGCTCGGCTGTAAACAAAACCAAGGAGAGTGACTACTACAGCTACAACCTGCGCATGCTCAACGCGCTTCTCTTTACTCTGTACGATTTGGGTTATCGGCTAACCGATATCGCCAACGAAATCAAACAGCGTTCTTAATCCTTTTTATTCTATCTTTCTTTTATCTTTTTCTCTTGCAGCATTTCTTCGTTTTATTTCACTTGAGGTACGATTATGGCTGAACGTAAACAGCGTCCCATCCAGCAAATCATGGACGACCCAAACAAAGGGGTCACCAAAACCTACGGATCGTGGGGTTTGTTGTCCAAGCTGTGGCGGATTATTTTGCGGGATAACCACATGAATGGTTATCGTTTTAATGTGTTGATGGATCGCTTTTTGAAAGATCCGCGCAACAAACCCAAGAAAGACGCCAGCGGCGAACATTTCGATAACCGCGGCAATCTGAACAAAGAGTTCTCGAATCCAACGATGAGCTGGAAAGTCTTTGTGAAGTGTTTGCATTTCATGGGCTTTTCTGAAGTACGTGTGACAGTCGAATGCCGTCATGAAGATGGTCACATCTCGACGCACCGCACCATGGTCAATCTGAAGGACAACCTTCTGTTGAACGATCCGCGCTTTGTGCCAGAAGAACTGGAAGAACAAGTCAGTGCGCGTGAGAACGATCCAGAAGCAGAAAACATGCCGGTGCCAGATGATCAAGAACCCATCATCTTCTTGGACCCCTATCCTGACGAAAACGATAAGGCTGCCTAATTAATGACTTGTCTCTCATTGGCTTCGATGATGAATAAACCATTTCTCGACAATCTGCCGGTGCCCGACCCGCGCTTAGATAGTCACGAACACATCAACGTACACTACAACGATGCTGTGACTGCGCTCGGGCGCCAACTCTCCACTTACTACGTGCAGGCTTTCAAACACCCTTACTTTGGACCGTTTCGCTGTGTCGAGGGTTTTATGCGCTATGTGCGCACGGGCTGCCGCGATGACGCCTTTCGCGGTTTAACAGGCTCGCAAGCAAAGAGCTATTTCTATCAACAAATCAAAGCAAAGAAACTCATCACGTACGAGATTGAGGATGAAGAAAAGGTCTTGATGTTGGCCATGCATGCACGTTTGATCCAACATCCTGTGACAGCAGAACTTTTCGTGAACTCCACCTTGCCGTTTGAGAACTACTTCCTCTGGGCTGAAGACAAGAAGGTGCCGCGTGAAGAACGCGTTCCTGCCCGCCCAGAAGAATCGGCTATGGTGATTCATTCCTTAACCACACTGCGCGAATACATGCAAGCAGGCGAGACGCCTGAACCGCTGAGTCGCGCAGCGTACGCCAAACTGCGTAAGACCTAATTACCAGTTCGGCAGAGCACTCCTTCGGGGGTGCTCTTTTTTTTGTTTAAAGGTACGCCATGATTACCAATCGCGCTCTTGCTCGTACGACCTTTGCAGCACCGCCAGAGGAAGATCTGGCCGCACCAGACGTTTACGAGATCAAGACTGACGCCGTCATTAACAAACTACCCTTACCCGTTCCTCTGTTAAGTGCAGAAAGCTTGACCAATGAATTCCGGGGCGGTAAATCCATGTTGGGGGATATCCCTGGTTTAGATGCCTTGAAGTTGACGGTATCAGGCGGCGCCGGTTCCCTCAAAGAGGCTGCTGGTAAGGCCACCGGCTTCTTAGATAGCGTCAAGCAAATTGGCTCGACCATGTCGAAAGCGGCGGGTGGTATCGCAGGCATCAAAGCCAGTGTCCAAGGTGTTAAAGCACTTGCCAACATGAGTGGTCCAGACTTAATGTCGCGCCTGGCCACGGGTAACTTAAACGGCGTTCCAGGTTTACAGAACACCAACCTCGGCGCTTTGTCTTCGACACTTATCAGTAGTGTTGTACCCAAAGAAGTCAAGCAGCTGTTTAATACACCGATCCCTGCGGTACTGGGTTCGTACAGCACAGTCGGTAATACCTTGACCCGGATTGCAGCGGGTAAAACGAATGACTCTTACCAGATGAGTTCGTTGATTAACAACGTGATGGGCAATAACTCCGTCGGCATCATCGACAAAGACAGCACAGCGCGGTTAATCACGGGGCTGGCCATGGGCGGTGCCAGCAGTGGTGTGAACAATGCGTTTAGCTCTTTGTTACCATTGGCAGGGGGCGACAAGCAGATCCAGATCTCGGCAGCCATGTCGGCGTTGACCTATAGCGCGACCTCGGGCAACATCCATTCCATGAAAGACGTGGTAAAGTCCGTGGGTGCCAACAACCTCACCGCACTTGCCACTTCGACGATTCGCAGCATCGCTAACGGTTACAATCCTACCGCTGAGCGCGTGATCTCGAATATGGAACGGCGCTCTGATTTTAATGCGATGGCTAGTACGTTCACCGAACTCGATCAGCAATGGTTAACATCGTACCGCATGAAACTTGACGATCTGTCGCAATTACCGATGCCTGATTTTAAAGTCACGGATATTTCCCTGGTGCGTGAGGGTACCGACGACTTCAAGAAAACCATGGTGTTGGGCGCGATCGCATCCGATGATTCGGAATACAAGTACTTGGCGTCAGTTGCCATGTTCCCGCCGATGAGTCCTGAAGAAGAACTACGAAAGAACTTTCCTTTTACGTTGACCTCGATCAGTAGCAACACCTTAGCCAGCAACACGGTCGATACCACCAACACGGAAGAACATCGTCGTGCTCTGAAGAACGTAACGATTGATGGCAAGTATGGTGATATTCGTGACGATGTGCAAATCGATGGCGTGTCGGCCAATAGCAGATCCGATACTGCCGTTGTCAACCTTAGTAGTTGGTTAGGCTTTGGCGGCTAAACATAGCCTCCCTCTACCCTACGGGGTAGAGGGAGGTATGCCGTCTTTTTTTTTTCGCTACTGTTTGTCAGTACCGCGATAGAACATCGACATCACCCGTGCTGGGAAGGTGTCGCCTAAGAAGCTGGCCATGTGCGCCGGGCTTTTCCAGGTTTCATACGCGGTCATGGTGCGGGTTATGTTCAACTTTAACTTACGCATACCGTAGATCTGGTCATTCAAGGCCATACCCGATAACACGGCCAGATAGTCCGAGAAATCGGTATCAGGAGTGAATGCTGCTCCCGTTAAGGTAGCCGCAGCCACTTGACCATTCTCACCTGCCAGTGCCGAACCCACCGCTTGCGCAATCCCTTGGCCGAAGCTAAAGTTTTCGCTAATGGGCATGTGGATGACTGAAGACATGTCGAGAATACTGAATGTTACGTCAACCCCCAAGGCTTTGCCGTCTTGACCGAAACCAACGTTACCCGTGCCCCGTGTAATGCTCACCGAGTCAATCATCCCCAAACGTGTCTGGCAGCGACCTTGGTCGTACAGTTCCACCAAGAACGGGCTGGTGTACGATTGTGGGCCGGTGTCTTTGGGGAGCACCCCTGCCAGAATCATCGCAAGCGGAATGTCGATGTTCAGGATTTGGGAAATGGGATTACCGTAAGGCGATACCAAATTGATGGTGTAGGTAGAGCGTCCTAGTGTTGCAGACGAACTTTGCCAGTATTTCGGAATATCCGTAAAAGCATTACCCGCCAATGTCGCCAAGCCAGACATCGACACCGAATCCAAGACACCGCTACCGAACGACATCACCGCATCTTTGACTTCCCCTACCAACGATCCCAGCGGACCACCCACCAAATTACCTTGACCGAAGTCAAAGCGTTTGCTGCGCATATCGGCCGACATGCCGTTGACCCGAGACGAGAGATTCGATTCCCCGACCGAATTACTAAACGAGTCTTGAATGGGTCCAGTGGAGTTCACCCGGAACGAAGCAAATGCTGCGCCGTCGTCGAGCTCCGCTTGACCGAAGTTAATTAAGGAATCGATAAAACCTTGAGGTTTGTCTGTACCTTGTTGGAAGGTGTCTTCGACCGCTTCGGTATTGCTACCGCTATCGGACCCTTCTGTCTTTGCGGGTGCCGCATCGAACCACGCTTTGAGATACTCAGGCAAACTCGGCTCTTTGCTGCCTGCAACGGGTAATGGCGTCGACATGATTTCACGGGTGATCTTTTGCAGGTCCGTGATACCAAGTTTCTCGGCCGCCTCTAGGCGCGCTTCAAGCATTTTCATGCGCTGACGTTCCAAGCGTTTGGCCCGGTTCACCAATGCATACACGTCAATACTACCTTTCGGTCCAAAAATGGTCGGCATGTATTTGTGCATGATCGGACCAGCAGCGGCGCCCGTGTAACCTTCTTCCAGTACTTCGCTTGCGTTGCCAAAGACACGCGGCACCACACCACGGTTGACCGCCATGTGGTTGACCATGGTGGTAACAGCGTTCCAATACAGCGGCATGGCTGGCTTAGAATAGTAGAACTTGGTGTGTGGTACTTTATTTAAGAACTTAATGGCTGCGCCCAGGAAGTGCACCATTAGCAGTTTCCATGATGCTAACTGCACCACGAATCCGCCTACTTTTCCTAGCGCATAAAAGAACTGGTTACCCATGCGCCCTGTATTGGCAACTTGGGCTGCTGAGCTATTGTAAAAGCCCGTAAAGAAACGCGTTAGTGAATTGTGTTGCGCGATACCAAAGCGCAGGTGAATGATTTGCGCGTTGTCATCGAGGATTTCTTTGTAAGCCCGTCCTTTCCCGAGGCTACCCGTTAAAGCGCCCTTGATACGAATGTCGGCAAAGCGACACCGGGATGCCGGCGGGTTGACGCAAGTGCTACCACCTGGACGTGTATCGGTATAATCGATGACAGCGGACGTGTAGAAGCGCCGCTGAAAGTCTTGTGATTGGGGGTCAAGTTCGTCCTTCTTCACTAAGAAGGCACGACGCACCCATGAAGAGTCTGGTTTGACTGCCATGAAACATCCTTAAAAAAGAAGAGGGGGCCGAAGCCCCCTCGCTTAGCCGTACGGTCGCTGCGGACGCGCCACACTCACAGGCGCGCGAGGCAGTTCGCTATTACGGCGCTCTGCGGTTCTTGCGTCTTGCGAGGTTGGTGTCACGTTGGTGGGATCAGGTTGCATGCCTTTGACCAGCCCCGGCAACTTCACCAGATTGTCACGAATCTCTTTCAGGACCACAACTGACTCGCGGTGTACTTTCAGCGAATCGGTCAAGATGGTATTCGTGCTTTCCATGTTCGCTGCCCGCGCATCGTTCTGCTGACGCGCGGTGCTCATCTGGTCTTGCGTTGACCGCGGCGGCATGAAGCCACCAGCCAACACACCAATCGGTACACCGTTGTTAGACGGAGCACTTGGCGTTGGTTGCGCCATCGGTGCAGCAGTAGGAGCCAATTTAGTATCGGTCGGTTTCGGCGGCGTTAATCCAACTGGAGCAACGGGGGTTTTCTCCGCATTCGCATCCTTAGGTTCCGGCGCAGCCGCTTTACTACCTGGTGGTGTAGGGGTCGTTGGGGCTGATGGCGTCACCATGCTTTCGCCACCATCGTTAATCAACTTCCTTGCTTTACCTTGCAGACGACCGTTTAACAACTGGTACACCTGACCCACCGTTTGCGGCGTGCCATTCTTGGCGTAAAAGATGCTGCGGTTAACGGCTGCGGCATCGGGCATCACCTGCGCTGCAATGGCGTTTGGATCGGCTGTCAAGAACTTCCTGGCGCCACCTGGTCCCAAGAAGTGTGAGAAGTAAATATCGGTATCGGTGATAGGTCGACCGAGTCTTCCTTCTAAGGCGTTCACACTTTCTTTGAGATACTCCGCACCCATTAATGCATTGGCACGTGGATCAGTTGGTGGCGTACCTGGCGCAATACCGTATTTGGCGCCATGCTTTTTGAGCATGTAGTTCCAAGTATCTGTCACGAACTGGAACAAACCGGTAGCAGAACTGGTTTTGGCTTTAATGGTGTAATCAAAGCCTGACTCAATCGCCGCCATCGCCGCCATCAACTTGCCATCCACCCCCACCATCTGCGCTGCACCCAAAATGGTGTCTTTCAGGGCAGACCAGGATTTATTGCCTTTTGGCAGAGGGATAGAATTGATATCGCCACCCGTACCACGACCCGGATGAGTCATGGCGTTGCCGCCCGACATACTGCTTGGCACAGTCGCCCCGTAAGGATTGTTGCCCACTTGTGGTGTGGTTGGGGCGGTGGCAGGCGCACTCGACGACCCACCAAAGAAACTCTTGGTGCGGTCCCAGAAACTACTCAACCCACCCATGATGCCGCCAGGCTTTGCAGCTTGTCCTGGGTTTTCGGTATTCGCAGCACTCTTGCCTGCGGTAGGCTGGTTAGCGCCTTTGCCATTGGGTTCAACCAACACGGCTGTTTTGGACATGTCTTTCAAGCCTTGCATGTTACCGTCAGTCGAACGCACATCGCTGTTAAGCTCGTAGTCCGCCCACGGCGACACACTGACATTCCAAACACTACCACTCATGCTGCTGGTGGTATAGAGCGCGGTGGCCACGTCAACAGCCTGCGCCGCCTTCAGCGCAATCTTACCGTCTTCCGGTTTCTCTTTACCGGTCTGCGCTTTCATCAAGGTCGCGTAGTTCAAGAACACCGGCAAGAACCGTTGGTTGAACCAGCTGATCCAGTTAGCTGTCATGTTGTCGTTCGAGGAATCAACCCCAAACGCTGGGCCGTTATCCAGCAAGACTTGCTCTACCGAACCAGACCAACTTGCCACATCCTTGTTATAGATCAGTTTGGGTGCCAAATACGTTTCCAGGGCTTTCAAGGCTTTCACCTTGTCCACTTCCATTTTGACCAGACCGTAGGTTTTCAGACGCACCACATCCACGCCATCTAACCGGTCCACACCCAAGCTGTTCAGAATGGTGGACGACCCTGCTGCCATGACTTGGGCGCCCTTGGCTGGCATGGCCGATGCTGGCGCAGTGGCTGCTGCCAGCGCTTTCGCGCTCACCGCCTTACCACCCGCAGTACCAGCGGGGGCTTTGTTGGCCCCGGAGACTGCCGCGCCTGCTGCTACCGCTCCCGCAGCCACCCCAGCGACTTTGGCTTTGTCGTCAGGTGCCTTCTTCTTCAGCTCCATGTCAGCGATCTGAATGATGGCTTTGACATCACCCCCACCACTTGGCAGTTTCTTCAAGTCTTTAAATGGCGAAGTATCCACACTGTACGGTCCTTCTGGGAATCGTACCAAGTTCAAATACTTCAACGCAGTTGGCGCTTCGAGGTTATCGACATCACTTAACCATTTATCACCAGCAGTAGCTTTCAGTGCCGTGACGTGGGTCAAGAAGACAGGGCGGAAACGGGTGGCGAACCATTGAAGCCAGTTGTTCATGGCTTCCGCGTCTTTCTCTTCTACATCAAAATCTTTGAAGAGAGACGTTGGGTCGACCCGCTTCGGATCAAGCTTAGCCCCTTCTTTGCCGTAGATAATGGCGTCTTTGAGTTTGTCTTCCAGACCAAACACGGTGGCCAGATGGTCTTTGTCAGTTGGTGCAAAACCATACTGCACGTAACGCACCCGTGAGAGCAGACCGAGTGTCTTACGGGTATAGAGACGGTACGCCCCATAAGCCAATGCGCCCACCACCAACGCTCCAATTACCACCGGCGAAGCCAGCACGCCAGCGACGGCAGTACCCGCAGCGAGCAACGCACCACCAACAGCAGTAGCGCCCGCAGCGATGGCACCACCTGCGCCTGCCAAAGCACCACTGCCAATACCCAAACCACCCATACTCAACGCCGCCGCGCCCAAGCGCAGTCCCCACTTACCTGCGGTTTTGGCAGCGCCCCAACCTTGCTTACCGAGGAACTTGGCTTTGCCTTTCCAACCTTGAGAGGTAGCCCAGCTACCGCCAGGTCGACGGGCTAAGCGACGCTTACGGCGCGCATCGCGGGACTTGTCCTTGTCCTTGTCCCCGCCTTCGACGTTGATGATGTTGCCATCTTCATCGGTCTCTTCTTCTTTCCCACGCAGCTTGTTCCAGAGCGACATGGCGCCGCCTTTGAGACCCGAACCGACACCAGGTTTGTTTTGGGCAGCCGCTTTCTCCGCTTCTGCTTTCTGTTTCATCTGGTCTTCGTAACTGCCGTCACGGTCACCATCGCCGTCACTGTCGAGTGCGCCCAAGTTCTTACGCTTAGGTAGGCGCTCTTTGAGCAAGTCACGAATCTCTTTCAGATACGACGTTTGCTCTGTTTGAAGCGCAACTGCTTTCTTCGTGATTTCAGCTGACGGACCTTGTTTGAACGGATTCTTACCCCGCAAAATGTCAAGCGTTCCGCCACTCAAACCGATCGCAGCGTTCACCCCTTTCTTGCCGAGTTTCCACCCACCTTTGATCAAACCCACACCAGCGTCGTTGACCAGCTTACCGGCCTTCCACGCCAACTTCGCCACACGCTTCACGTTACCAAAAGCGAAGTTCCATAGTTTCGAGAAACCAGTACGGATGGGTTTGTTGTTCTTGTCCACCAATCCCTTGCGCAGATCGTCGTGGGTCAGAACGGTTTCGTCACCTGACAACACTGGACCGTCAATTTGCGAAGGACGCTTGATGATGTTGCCAGTTACTGCGGAATGGTAACCACCAGCACGCATCACCCGCGCCGTCATGGCGGGACTATCGAGACGGTCTTTGATGAAGATGTCTTGGGCCATGTCGAGCAGACCCCACGCTTTCTTAGCCACCCAGAAGGCTGCTTTAAAGACGGGCGGAATACCAGCGGTCATCGTGCCAAAGATCTTCTTACCGATCCCGTACGCGCCTTTGATACCAGCACCCAATGCTTTCAGACTCTTCTTAACGGGACCGACTTTCTGCCAAGCGTGTTCGATTTCATCCGCGCTTAACACAACGATCTCTTCACCGTTTTTGTCTTTGCGCATCACATCGCCAACGATGTCTTTCAAACGCCGAATTGGTTTCCCACTTTCTTTGTCAAAGTAGACATTGCCTTCTTGTAGCATGCGACCGAAAAGACGTGGCTTACGTTCGTTACCAACGTAGATATCGACAAAGCCACGGGCACGGCGGTATTGGGACGATGCAGCAAAACCCAACCCATCACCCACCAGACCTGCGGTGCCTTTGATCGCACCCCAACCCAGTCGAGCAGAACCACCGACAAGACCATTGACCGCGCCAGCTGCCAAGCGCACCGACCCGGTAGCCAAACCAAAGCCGCCTTTGACAACATCAGTCAAACGCATGTTCAATTTTGACAAACCACGACGTGTAGCACCACCCACCCGACGAAGAGAACCGCGCAGACGTCCTTCGGGCACACCACCCGTCGTGATGATACCATCTTCTAAACGATCATGGATCGCAGTTAAGATGTCTTTGATTTCTGCGAGGATACCTTTGTCACGCTCACCGTCACCCCGCCCTGCATTACGACGACGCATTTCTTCGGTCGCGTTTTGGATGTTGGCGTGAAGCGCGCCGCCAACGGTACGCACTTGGTTGCGCGCATCGCCGTAAGCTGCTCCGGCCCGATTACGCATGGCATCCATCCGGTTACGCATTTGTTCACGGAACGCGTCACTGTGCAGATGGTCGTAAGCGCCGCTAGCACGGCTTTGCAGTTGCCCCCAGCGGTTACGCAGCATATCGCCCAGGTCACCCATGCTAGGACGATTACCCCACAGCTCTCGGGCTTGTTGCCCGTAATCGCCCATCATCTCTTGCGCTTGGTCGATCTGTGGTTGATAACGTTGACGCAGGCGACCAGCTTGTACAACAGCTTGACGTTGCAAACGTTTAGCCTGTCGCTGGGCTTGCTTACGGGCCTCGTCGAGTTGTGCTTGGTGTTGTCGACGCAAGCGTTCTGTAGCCACCAAGGTTTGCCGTTGTAGACGACGGGCGCCACGGGTGGATGCGCCAGCCACACTACCCGCACCACTGATCAAACGGTCCAACGTCGAAGGACCGCCCTGACCGCCTGGCTGACCCATTTGCGCTTGCATGGCAATCAAGATATCTTTGATGTCCGACACCAACGGTTTAGTGTTTTGCAGTTCGATCAGTTCAATCAGCCGTTTAATTTCTTCTGCCACAGTCGAACCAGACGCAGTATCATTCGCCGCTGGCAACAGTGGAATTTGAACCGGTGGTAATTGCGCGCCGCCGCCGCCGAGATGTCGTAAGCCACCCGCAGCGTAATTGCCTTTGGCGTTATATTGCGTACCGCCGAAGTAACGCTGTACCCGTTCCATGTCGATTTGACGCGAGCCTGGTTTTAAGAGGCCCATGTCTTCTAACATGTCACGTGGATACACGTCGAGCAGATCTTGGATTTCGTTTTGACGGGTAGCGGACGAACGTCCCATGTTGCGGAACTTACCAGCAAAGTCGTTTTCCAGATTACCTTCGGCTGCCTTGTTCTTTTCTGCCAAGGCTTGGAAGAGTTTGGCAAACTTCTTCCCGTTCTTCGAACCGTTGAAGTTACCCTCATTGAGGTAATTGGAAATCTTCCCGGTCTGATAACCAACGCGCCCACCCATGTTGTCATTCATGAGTAACTGGGCCAACTCTTCCCGTTGTTTGGCGTTGAGCTTTTTACCGGTTGGATCGAGCATTTCCAACATCGTGTTCTTTTCCCGCGCTACACCGTCACGCGAGGTCTTATCGAACAAGCGTTCAAACACCGCTTTGCGCAGTGCCTTGGTTGAGGTGAACGAACCGCGGGTAAAGTCGTACTGCGTCAAGTCAATCGACGTATCACCCGTGCGGGTAATTTGCAGCTCTTGGTAAATGCGGGCCAAGTAGCCTGGAATGACTTCGACTAACGACTTGTGGGCTTGGTTACTGAACTGGGTCGGAGCGTAGAGGTCAGCAATGCCTTTCTCTTTCACCGTGGTGTCCGTGGCGTTAGCACGGCGCACCGTACCTTTGAGCAGATCGGTCAAGGGGTTGCCAACGAAGCCGGCCGCTTTACTCAAGAAACTCTTTAACCCATCTGGCAAGCGGCTGTTGTCGAGCGCATCCCGGACCGAGTCTTCCACGTTCGTGTGACGGTTAGACCAATCGGTGGCGATCTGCGGCGCATTCTCACTGAAATGCTGAAGGCGGTTCCCAACCCGGCGCACCGTTTTACCGGCTTGACCATTGGAACCCATGAGCTTCTTGCCTACCTTCGAGCCTGCCAGACCACCTAACCACTGGGTTGTTTGCGAGCCGACGATATTACCTGCGGTACGGAACCGGTCCATCCCCATCTCTTCGGCCATCTGCGCCGAGTCAGCCGCCATCTCTAAACCACTGATCCCGTCACGCATGCCGCCAGCAAAAGTGCGTAAGCTTCCCATGGCTTGTTCACGGAATGCTTTGCCCAGATTTTGCATGAAGTTTGCGCGCTGGCCAAAGATGCCGTCTTGCAAGCCATTCATGACACGGTTACGCAACATGTCCTTGAACTTCTCGGACGTCGTCATCTTCAGCAAGTCGGGCAGGGAAGTATTACGCAAGATCCCGGCCATCATTTCGCTGGAGCGTACATTGTTGCGTTTGGTCTCGTTGAGTAAGTCGAGCGTAACGTAATACTGGCGCGCTTGCAGTTCCAGAGATTTCTTATGGAAGCTGTATTCAATCCGGCGCTGGTAAGAAGCCATCGACACAACACTACGACGAATGCCATCTAACTGTGCCTGGCTGTCGTTGTGGCGGTTATTCGCTACCGTATCTCGAATTGCTTCACGAACATCATTCTTCGCTTCTTGACGGGCGTTATCTTGAGCGTTGTATTTGAACGTCTCCGTCATGAGGGCAGCAACAGCCATGTCTGTGGCATTGTTGGCACCAATGCCGAGTTCGGGTTTATCGCGGTACTTGTCTGCGAAACCCTTCAGCACTTTCTCAGCCGACTTAGGCACATACTTGCTCGATGCCGGCATCATTTTGTCGATCATTCGACCGACATCTTTGAACAATGGCTTGGTTTCCTTCTGGCCTTCATTGTATAGCTCACGGACGGACGTCGCCCCTTGATCAGCCAGATCAACGATATTCCCGAAGCCGCGCGGTAGCGCTTTCTTGATGAATTCACGGAAGAACGAAGGGCTTTTCAGCGTGTCCTTCGCGCCTTCCCATGCGCCTCCACCGATTCGTTCGATGGCTTCGCGCTTATTCTTGGGTGGCTTTGGCTCCAAACTGAATTCTTCGAAATCGTCGAATTCACTGCCAAAGTCATAATCGTCCAGATTAAGCTGTTTATTGCTTTCTGATTTCGCCATGACGTCTTACTCCTAATTAGTATACTCGCCTCTTACCTTGAGGCTTCATAGTTTTAGATCAACAAGGACCTAGCATGCAACGTTCGATGCTGCCGTTTAATGTGTCGCTTTTGCACATGACTCCTGCGAAGTTGGCTGGTTTAGCGCCAATCACGTCGCTGTCGATGTATGAAGGCATTACCAACATCTTCCATCCAGAAGGATTATTTTCGACCAAGATCTTCGGCCGTGTGGGTGATGATATCCGCGCCCGTCGTTATGCGTACATCGATATCAAAGTGTCGGTGTTCCATCCCGTCATCTACAGTACCCTGTTGTCGCTCAAGCGTCTTTATGGCGGCATCATGTCTGGTCAAGAGTATGCTGTCTGGAACCCCGAGAAGAAAGACTTCGATCGTTCCGATGTCATGAATGGCGAGACCGGCTACCATTTCTTCATGACGTATTGGGACAAAATCGAATTCACCAAAACCAATAGCGACAAACGTGACATCGCGATCCAGCTCATTGAAAAGTATAAGAAGGAAGCGACAACGACCAAGATCGTGGTGTTGCCTGCCGGTCTTCGCGACGTTGAGATTGGTGGTGACGGCCGTCCTCGCGAAGATGAAATCAATCCGTTGTACCGTCAGTTGCTGGGCGTGGCCAACACCCTGTCAGATATTGCGATCCGCTCCACCCCGGAGTTGATCGATCGGGCCCGCTTTAAACTTCAAACTACTTTCGTCAATATTTACGAAATGTTTGAACGCCTGATCTACGGCAAGAACAAACTGATCCAAGGCAAGTGGGCTAGCCGCCGCATCATGAACGGCACTGGTAACGTCATTACTGCGTTGCCAGTAGAAACGCCTTACTTGGGCGCCGAAGGGGCTGTAGGGTTTAATGATACTGCCATTGGTTTATTCCAACTAATCAAAGGCGTGTTGCCAATTGCGCTCTACAAACTCAAGCATGGTTGGTTGCGCCAGGTGTTTCCCGACTACAGTCTGCCAGCGATCTTGGTCAACAAGAAAACGCTCAAAGCTGAACCGGTAACATTAAAGACGGAATACTACGATCGTTTCCAAACCAACGAAGGCTTAGAGAAAGTCGTCAATGCTTTCCGAGAAGAGTCGATCCGTGATCAGCCCATGGAAATCGAAGGCTACTACGTTGGCTTGATTTACAAAGGACCGGACGACACGTTCAAGATCTTTAACGACATTGACGAGTTGCCTCCCAACCGTAACCGCGCCGACGTTTATCCATTAACGTTTTGTGAACTGGTGTATTTATCAGGCTACCGCGTCTGGAATACCTATCCGGCCACTGTGACGCGTTACCCTGTTACGGGGGTGGGATCGATCTATCCGACGAATCTGTACGTGCGCACCACCACAGTAGCCGAGCGTCGTAAAGAACTCGGCCGTAACTGGGAACCACTTGACGACAGTTACACTGCCCTAGAATTTCCGATTCCTGGTCCGTACATGAAATCGATGTCGCCGCATCCGACTAAACTGGCCAAGCTTGACGCCGACTTCGATGGTGACATGATGAACTGTAACATCGTGTATTCAGAAGAAGCAATCGAAGAAGTGAAAAATTACTTCACGAAACGGCGCGCGTATGTCGGCACCAATGGCGAATTCATTTCTAGTACCGCAGTCCATACCGCCAATCTCGTCCTCCACAATCTCACAGGTGATTAAGCTTTATGCTGCTTGACTTTAATCTCTTTTATCGCAACTACGGCTTGCGGCGCGTCGAACAATTGATGGCGCCACGCTTTGGTCACTTGGAAAACTTCCAACTGCCCCGTCGTGCGATTTTCCATAGTGCGCACGGAAGCCCTAACCAGTATGGTCCGTCCGATAACGACGTGGCGCTGCAAGGATTTTCAGCTGCGATCATGAAAGACAACCGGGTCGTGCAGAAAGCGCAAGCGCGCAACATCTGGATGCACCACGTGTTAAAGCTCGCGCCGGGCTATCTGGGACAGCCACAAAACCAATCGACCCAGCCCGCAGCGTTGATTCGCCAATACCACCAACATTACCGTCGCTTCCGCAACTCGCAAGATGAGAAAGCGCTGGCCGATGTGAACAGTTTGATGGTGTACAACTACAATGTCTTGCCGCACTTGCTGCGCTACCCGCGCGGTCAGTTCAATCAGTACCTGGAATGGTACAACATTGAGCGCACGATGTGGTCGGAAATTGCCCGGTTAGCCCAGATCAGTGACCGACCGCAATTCGTGTTGTGTCATGTGCCACAAGTATTGCCCCCGCGCTCGATCCTGCAACAATACGATACCATGGAGCCGAGCAAACCGCTCGCCCGTGTTACCAAAGTGTTCTATTCGAACGATCACTTGTTCTTAGGGGAAGTGTGGAAATGGTTTGGTGAAAACCGCCGTCAGTCGCTCATCGGGCTAGTGCCACGCAAATACCTGAACCGGGTTAACTTGGTGTTCTTGGAGTCGGGTCAGTGGACAACGGTGAACTTGGGGATGCTCGATTCGTGGCGTAAACCGCAGCCCGATGAAATGTTCCCCAACGAAGAAGTGCGTCCGAACTTGATTGCGCCTCTCACCTTCCAAAACCGCATTCTGCGTTTCTTCATGTCAGTCACGCAGTTGCGTTCGGTCGCCCCTGCCGAAATAACCGACCTCAATACCCACCAGGTATTGGATGCCGACGACAAAGAAGAGTTAAAGAAAGAGTTGGCGACGATTACCAAAGTCGACAGTGGCCCGGCGGTGACGAACGCTACCACGGGCACCACCTCGATCGCCACGACCCAACTCAAAGCACAGCTCAATAGTCCTGCCGACGATAAACCGGACGATACCGCTGAGAGCGTCAAGGTCGATGCCAATCTCGACGCTTCGATCGATGCGGAATTGGCGGAGATGGAAAAGGCGCTAGCAACCCCCGAAGACGAGAGCGATGCAACAGCGCAAAACATTTTGGCCAAGCGCGAAGCTTGGATCACCACACCGCAAGCCGTGGACGCAGTCATTCCACCGCTCGAACGACCTTCGCACGAAGAAGCGCTGTTGCGTATTGCCAAGAACAACTTGGCCAGCGGTGCCATTACGGCTGCCCAGTATCGTAACTACGAACGCGTGGCCCATGCGTATAAGTCGATGAAGGCACCAGAAGGCAACATGTCGCTGGAGCAGTTCATCAACATCTCGCCTGAGTCGCTCTTGATCAGCGAATCGAAAGCGATGCCCGACATCGAGACTGTGCCGGATAAATCGATGCTCAAGTCATCGCTGCTGGACTTCGATCAACGCTATACCAAAGAGATCATGCAGCGTGACGTGGCATCGATGGTGATGTGCTTTGCACAAGCTGGCTACGGCGTAACGGAATACGAGGTGGAGAAAGTAGACAGCCTGATGGGGGCGTACAACATGTACACGGTGCGGGTTCTCCCAACCGACGGCGCAGCTTCCACGGTACGCTTTAAGTTGCCCATCATCGAGCCCGACGGCAGTTACATGGCCAATGGGGTGAAGTACACCATGCGTAAGCAGCGTGGTGATATCCCAATTCGTAAAACGGCGCCAGACACAGTCTCACTCACGAGCTACTACGGCAAAGCGTTTGTGCGGCGTAGTGAAAAGAAAGTCAACAACTACGCCATGTGGTTGACGAACAACCTGATGGCCAAGATGTTGGACGATGCCGACAACAGCATCACCAATGGTCACCCAGGCGACATGTCAGACAACACAGCCAAGGTGCCACGTCTGTATTCGATTATCGCATCGGCCTTCAACGGTTTCACGCTGACAACGAGTGCGCTTTCAGGACCCATCGGCGCTACCGCTTTCCAAATGTCGTTTGACCATACCAAGCGTGAAGAATTGTTTGGTAAAGATGCCATGGCCAAATACGAGAAAGATGGCGCTATTTTGGCCGGAGTCTCATCCACCAAGTCGCATTACTTCTTGATCGGTAAAGCAGGTCTCTGTACGTTAGTCGGTCCGACCTTAACGGGCGAAGACCAAGTTACGGAAATGGCGTTTGAACAGATCGTGGGGTTGGACCGGATGAAAGCGCCGGTCGACATTGCCGTCATGAAAGTGTCGGGCAGTGCCATTCCGCTGGGTGTGATCTTGGCGTATGAAATGGGCCTTGATCCAATGCTCGCATTACTGAAGTCAAAGATTCGCCGTGTCCCTGCGGGAACGCGGATGAATTTGGGACTCAATGAAGAAGCGGTGATCTTCAACGATGAAGCAGTGATCTTTGATAAGAACGATCGTTTGACGGGTTTGTTCTTGGGGGGTTTTAACGAGTACCACCGTCACATCCGTCGCTACAACGTGCACCTGTTCAATAGCAAAGAAGTCTACCTGAACGTGCTCGAAGCCGACGGCTTGGGCGTACGCTATATCCGCGAGATGAACTTGTTTTACCAAATGTTCATTGACCCGATTACACGTGACATCTTGACCGAGATGAAAATGCCAACGGACATGCGGGCGCTGCTCGTGGTCGCTGGCACGATGCTCATGACAGATGACCACCCGGATGAACTGGACGGCGCATTCATGCGCTTGAAAGGGTATGAACGGATGGCCGGTGCCGTGTACTCGGAGATGGTCAAATCAATCCGTCAGCACAATAGCAGCGCAGGCAAATCGCGTTCGGCGTTGAACATGGACCCGTTCGCTGTCTTCACCGCCATCCAGACCGACCCATCGAAAGCGCTCGTTAACGAAATCAATCCGATCCAAAACCTGAAGGAACAGGAAGCTGTCACGTACAACGGCACCGGCGGTCGTAATAGCCGGACGATGACGAAGAAGACCCGTACGTACCACAAGAACGACATGGGCCTTATTTCGAGCGATACAGTCGATAGCTCGGATGTCGCGATCAACACTTCGACGTCGGCTGACCCACAGTTCACCTCACTGCGTGGACTAACGCGTCGTTACGATGATAGCATGGGTCGTACGGCTCTGTTGTCGACAGCGGTGTTGTTAGCGCCTGGCACCAGTAGCGATGACATGAAGCGCGCTAACTTTATCGGTATTCAGCACTCCCACAGCGTAGCGTGTGCCGGCTATCATCAAATGCCCGTAAGAACCGGTTACGAGCAAGTTGTAGCGCAGCGTACTGGTGACATGTTTGCCGCTGCCGCTACTCAAGATGGTAAAGTCATTTCGGTCGCACCAACCGGTGTGATTGTGCAGTATGCCGATGGCACCAAACAAGGCTATGAAGTCGGCCGCCGTTTTGGTAACGCAGCAGGTCTGGTGATTCCGCATGAAATCCGTGCGAACGTCAAGTTGGGAGACGAGTTCAAGAAGGGACACATTCTGATCTACAACACAGGCTTCTTCGAGCCTGATATGCTCAATCCGAACAATGTGGTATGGAAGGCAGGGTTGTTGGTAAAGACCGTGCTCATGGAAGTTCCAGAAACCTTGGAAGACTCTTCTGCCATCTCTGCGCGGATCACCGACCGCTTGACAACGAAAGTTGCTAAGCCGGTAGAAGTGGTCGTGACGTTCGACCAAGCCATCTCAAAACTGGTCAAAGAAGGGCAAGCCGTTTCGAGCGAAGATATTTTATGCATAATCGAGGACGCTGTCACCAGTCAGGCTAACCTGTTTGATGAGAATTCGCTCAACACCCTGAAGCTGCTGAGTAACTATGCTCCGCAAGCCAAAGTCAAAGGGATCGTTGAACGTATCGAAGTGTACTACCACGGTGAGAAGGAAGACATGAGCGATTCGCTGCGTGCGATTGCAAATGCTGCCGACAAAACTTTGGCAGAACGTTTCAAGTCAACAGGACGCAAAGTCTTGACCGGTAGTGTCGATGAGGCATTCCGCGTAGGGGGCGAACCCTTGCAATTCGAGCATCTCTGTATTCGCTTTTACATCACCTCCGAAGTGGAAATGGGTGAAGGCGATAAAGGCGTATTTGCCAATCAAATGAAAACCGTTGTTGGTAAGAAAATGGTTAGCGAATACAAAACAGAGAAAGGGGAAACCATCGATGCGGTATTCGGTGCGCAAAGTATCGATAACCGGATTGTGCTTTCGCCGTACATCATCGGTATGTACAACGTTCTCTTAGACCTGGCAGGCCAAGAAGCGGTCGCAGCATACGAGTCTTAAATCCACAGGGCGGCTAACGCCGTCCTGTGTTTCCGTCTTCTTTTTTAGTAACCAAAGGAAATCATGAAAAACCTCTCATCGTTGCAAACCGTGGTAACGCTCGCCAATGCGGCTGAGCTTACCGCAGGCATTGCAAAAGAAGTGCTCGGCAACGACGTCGCCGATTCGATCGAAGGCAGTGAACTGACCTCCGACGTCGTACGCGATATCGCCCTGGCCCAAATCCAGACAAACCTGTCCACCCACAACGGGAGCGTTTAAATGCTCAGCACCAGCGCGATCTACAAAGCCATTGCCTTGGCTGACCAATTCGATGCTCGCAACATCATCCTAAAACCCCTGGGCGGTTCGCCCCTGCACCACGTCATCGAAGCATGCTCGATCAAGCCGGAGATGGCTTCGAAGAACGAAGGCGGTACCGTCGACATCGACTTCTTCCGTATCGACCAAGCGGCTAATGCCAAAGAAGGCGTGTTCGATCGTTCGCGTCACGATTACGCCATGGCTGACTTCGTGAACCTGGGCGCCGAGACGGTGCGTCGTCAACTGAACGTGGCCCGTAACCTGGTTGCCCCGCGCGTGCGTAGCCTGCTCGAACTGACCACCATGCGTCTGGCCAATGCTCCGGTGTCGGATCTGTCGAAACTGCGCATCAGCGAAGAAGAAGACTGCCCAGCCATTTACGGTCCGAACCTGCGCAAACTCGTCGACCAGTACGCCAATTACCACAACGCCGAACCAGCGCTGTCGATCACCGGTTCCGAACTCGGCACGGCCGACATCCTGAAATACCTGGAAACGGGCATCTCGTCGATCGATGAAGATCTGATCCCATGGGCCGCGTCCCAACCAGAATCGGTCCTGCAAGATGCATACCGCAGCTTCTTCACTATCCTGAATGGGCGCGATGGTCGTGGCTACTACGGCCGCATCAACAAGTCGGTCGTGAAGATGGTGCTGGTGTATTGCATCGCCCGTCACCTGCTGGAAAACGACATCGTCCTCGACGGCGTGACCCAGGGCCTGAAAGAATACCGCGCCGCCCTGACTGCCATCATGGCCCAAAGCGCCCACCTCTTGACCATCGAGATGGAAAAGAATGATTCGGCAATCCAAAACGGCAGCTTGGTGCGTTCGATCACGGGCACCGAAATCCGTGTCTTCCCGCCAGTCTACCGCGAATGGCTGAAGAACGGCGGCAACACGGACGTGCTGTATGGCATGGCCAATTCGGGCGAACCCAAGTTCACCGTCGATGCCATCAGCGAAAACGCCGACAAGTACATGAAGTCGTGGAACAACTACGCTTCGCTTGTCACCGCGCGTGACAGTCTCTCGCGGATGAACTTCCTGCGCGAGCAACTGATCCTGTCCTACGAAAGCATCATCGCTGCGCCGAACGAAGAGGGCGTCATGCCTGACCCGATCGCCGTGCAAAACGAAATGAACGACTTCCGCGCTGTGCTGCGCACGATGTCGTCGATCGATGCCGAAGACCTGGAACTGATGTGCCTGAAGCTGGTCTGCCGTGCATCCTTCGCTGAAACCCCAGCGGAGATGATCCTGACCAAGATGGACGAAGAAACCAAGAAGAACCCGAAACTGTCGCCGCGTGAAGCTGGTGCGCTGGCAGTGATCTGGTACGTAGCAGCCTGGGTGTCGTCGCTCATCGAGCTCGACAACGCTTAAACGGTCAATCAACGTGGATTATAGTAAACTGATCCATGATGGCGAAAAGGCCAAGTCCGTTCTTGTTGAAATCGGTGATAAGTTGGTAACGAAGAAAAGTGTGAAAATCGTTATCCCTGCCCGGTTTGCAGAACGAGGCTTGGCCTATGTGGGCATCGACACGAGTATTGTTGGCATCTTCGCGATTATCGTGGAAGACCAGTATTACGGTGTCTCGCTCGCCAACGCCATGATGCGTATTACCCCAAGCTCCACCACCAAAGTCACTTACGACGATGATGAGTATTACGAGTTCACGTTTGACGCCGGAGCGACGGTTGTGCCATCGCTCCAACTGGTGAAGATCGACACACTCGTGTACCAAATCTACGATGAGATCATTTCCAAAGGCCGCGTGCCTTGGTACTTGTCGTACGAACTAATGGGTATGCTCTTCGATACCGCCAAAGAACACGCTGGCGCCAACATCGGGCAGCAACAAGAAGTGACTGAACTCATGGTCTCTTTGATTGCGCGCGATGCAGAAGACCGTACCAAGTATTATCGTCAAGTGATCGGTGAAGATCCCAAAAAGAAACTCGCCTTTATCCCGCTCCGGAGTGTGGCCTATGCTGCAACCAACACCCTCAACAAACTCGCTGGCAGTTATGCGAAAGATGGTTTGGTTTCTGCGCTGGTCATGCCGACTGAACGGGTGGAGCGCCTTGAAGATTTACTGAGAAGGTGATAAATTTATCCCTAATTACGAAAAGCGAGAGTGATAAATAACCATGTTTGGAAATCCTAACTCCGTAATTTTCGCCTGTACCTCACTTACTGGCGTTAACAAAGTTGGCACCTTAAAGAAGACGCCAGAAGGCTACTACCCGATGGTGGTGGGTGCGCTGAACGTCTTTAACTCCGGTGGTCAATTCTATCCCATCAATAACGAAGTGCGCGCGCTGTTCGAAGAATCGAGTTCGTTCATGCGTCGCGTGCAGCGTGGCGCGTTGCGGGGCGAGATGGGTCACCCCAAACCCCCACCGCGCAGTCTCAATCAGCAAGAACAGCGTCTGCTTGACCAAGAGTTCGTACGACGCAATCTGTCGATCTACGAAGAGCGGGTGTGTTGTCACCACATGAAAATTTGGCTGGACTTCGATTCTGTCAAAGACAAAGAGGGCAAACCTGTCATCTCAATCATGTCGCTCGTCAAGCCCAGTGGTGAACTTGGCCATGTGCTGGAAAAGCAACTGGAAAATCCTTACGAAAACGTGTGCTTCTCGATCCGTTCGTTTACCGACAACCGCACCCGTTTCGGTGTGGAAGAACGTACCCTGAAAGAAATCGTCACGTTTGATAACGTCAACGAACCCGGTATCGCAACTGCGGAACGTTGGACCTCGCCTTCGCTGGAAAGCGGATTTGAAATGGAAATGAGTCGTGGTCTGCTCGACAGCGCAATCATGATGAACCGCCCAGCTGGTATTTCGGCTGAGTCGATTATCGTTTCCCCAGCAGCATTGTACAATGCGCTGAACTGGTCACTCCCGAACGAAAAAGCGCAGCGGCGCCCTTCGCAAGGTTGGTAAACCTACTACCCCTCATCCTGCGGGATGGGGGGTCTTATGCCGTATGGTACTAAATAGTTTTGACACTATATCACTATTTTGAATTGCAATAGTAGTTGTCATTATGCAAAAAAGCAATACAGAAATATCGGTCATCCACCTGCTATAGAGCAGATCCACCATTCAAAGTAGAGGAATCAAATTGGGTACTCCCGTCAATCCCCTGTGGGATAAAGTTCTGGTTGTGTTCAAAGGCCATGAGCACAAGCTGTCCAATGTGCTCGCCAAAGCCACACCTGGTACGGTCGAAATGGAACTCGACAAAATCGATCTGGACGCAACGACTGCTGAAGTACGTTACGACGACGCTGTCGAATGTGAAGACATTGGCCGTGGCATGCCAATCTTCTACAAACACGAAGGCAAGTTTATCGTGTTCACTGGCCGGCAAACCGTGGAAACGGTGAAGACCCACGCCAAACCAAAACCTGACGGCAAACCCATTACCGTTACCGGCCGGCTGTTGTCGTCAGTGGCACTCAAGTCGATTCGCATTGTGAAAGACGTGCCTGTCGAACCAACGCCTGCCGCTGCACCGTTTAACCCGCCGCGCTTTACTGGTAGCATCAACCCACGCCCTACCGAGCGCCGCGTGCCTTACCAAGACCGTCCTCGCCCGACGAGTTCGAGCATGTATCCCCCGCAGTCCAGTTCGTCGCGTTACGATTCACCCTATCCTGGTCAAACTGCCCGTACGCCCTACGGTAAGTCGACCAAAAAACCGCAGTAATCTTTGTAGTACCGTTTATGCTAGAGGTGGCCGAGTGGCTGAAGGCAGGTCCGCTGAACCGAGAAAGATGAAAATCCTATCGGAGGTAGATACCTGGAAGGGTGAGTTAATCTCACCGGAGTAAGGCATGGGTTCGAATCCCATCCTCTAGCGCCTTGTTTTAACCCGTAGTACATACCACCAAAAAGGAAACCAGTATGAGTACCGATAAAGCCGACATCAAGCTGAACCCAGCCGTCGAAGAAATGTCCAGCAAGATCCGCGAAGCCATCAGCGTCACGATCACCGGTAAAGGCGGCGACGTCGCTAACGCCGAGAACATCTACGAAAGCCTGCTGCCTGCTGACATCCCTGCCGACCTGGTCAAGCGCATCAATACCCACAACGAAATGTTCATGGCTGCCGCCGTCGACGCCGTCGGCGATACCTCGCGCGACTCCGCTTCCCAGAACGCCGACCTGACCGTCGTCAACGCCAGCTTCAACATGACCGGCCGCAACAAGTTCGATGTCCAATGGGACCGCGAAGTCGAACGCAACGCCGGCATCGCCGAAAAGGGCAAAGTCGCACCGAAGAAAACCGTCTACGGCGCCATGTCGGCCAAGCTGACCGTGGCAGGCACCGATAGCGGCACCGGCGAAATGAACAAGGTCATGCGTCGCCAGAAACAAGCCGCCCACGACCTGTTCTCGACCGCCACCGCCTAAGCATCGCCGGCCTGGGCCACACGGCAAGCATGAAAGCTCACCAGGCACACCCATGCAAGCCCAACGGCTAAGCCAAAAAATCTGGCGTACTCCGCAGCGTCTACCAAACGGTACGGAGTACGCTAGTAAAAGGAACTAGGGTCATCCTTGTCTTGTATTACATACATCGATGTACCAGGCACACAGACAGAGTATTGCCTGGTACAGAAGGTGTCACTGTAAGACGAAGTTCTCTTTAAGAGAACATTCCCTCATCTCTTTCGAAACATACCTCTTAGCCTGACGGGGCAAACACATGGGGCGCATTGGTCCTCATCGAAAGAGATGTAAGTAGTCCATGTCCGCTACCGTAAGGGAAGTTGGCAAACAACAGACATGGTTGTGACCAGGCTCTCGCTCCTTCGGGAGCGAGAGCCTGAGTTATGATGTCTCTTTTTTTTTTCATTTTTAAACACAGCCTCTGTGAGGCGTTTATTTCCTATGGACACAAGAATCTACTCAGCCACAGAAACAAACGCTCCTAGGGGCCTTATAGACCGTTTTGACAGCATACTACCCATCCATCCCCGCTGTGGAGATGGATGGGAGTATGACGTTGTTTAGACGTTGATTTGACGATTGGCGATGCTTTGCACGCTGGCATCGAAACCGACACCACCAGCTGCGCGTACATCTGCGCTGATCTGGTTGATCATGGCCTGTTTCATCATCGGGTTAGCACCGACGTAGTTGACCGTGTTCAGGATCTGCTGCGCGAACGCGTCGACACCGGGGCCGACTTGGTGCAGGGCGGTGAACGACAGATCGAGCTGGACCGTTTGCATGTCCTGGGTCTTGTCTGCCGAACCGACGATGTCGCCCGTGCCTTCTGGGAACATGTTGAAGCAGAGCCAGGATTGCTGGACTTTGCGACCGAATGCATCCGGCTCGATGTAGAGCACGGTCATCGTGGTTTGGTCGGCGAGCAGATCAGGCGCTTGGCCGCTGTTGTAGGCCGCTTGAAACGCTGGCAGGGTGGTCACCATAGGGAACTTGGTGTCCGGGTCCATGCCCGCATACAGCATCCAGGTTTCGATCAGGCGTTGGATCGGGCGACCGAAGCGTTCGATGTACGAGTGCTTCGGCTGCGATTCAGCGCGCTTGATGTTCGACAGGTCTTTCTGCGTTTGACCGGAGCCGCCGAAAGCGTTTTCGGTAAAGCTGGCCGAGAGGCCGCGGTTCAGACCATCGATGTTCAGCCATTGCGTCTCGATCAGAGCGCGCAGCGCCGAAACGTATTTTGGGCTGTTCGGGAAATACTGGAACAGCTTGGGGGCCTCGATCAGGATGGGGATGAGGTGACGACGGATGTGCGCTTGGTTGTTGACAAACGCAGCATGGTCCGGCGCCCAACCCATCTGGCCGCCGTAGGTCAGATCGACCATCGGCGCATTGGCACCCAGACCGTAAGCTGTGCCAGGTTGCAGAATGGCACCAGTAGGACGAGTCATGTTTATACCTTTTTGGGAAAGCGATCTAGGTAGCCTGCGCTACCTAGATCTAGTGTCGATGTGCCGCGATTAAACGGCCTGGGTTTGGAGGTCTTCCGAACGATACGACTCGATCGTCAGCGACTGGACCGTACGCATTGGCGATGCGCCCAGCTTGATCTTGGTCGTCCAGCTATAACCACGCAGATCATCGTCGGCTGTGAATTCCGTTTCCACGATGAATTCGAAGCGGTTATCGAACTTACCATCGACCGCGGCGAGGATGGCGCTGTTAATGCGTTCCACGAGTTGGTCTTTGGTCAGGTCTTGACGACCCGTCATGTCACGGTGGACCTTGTCGCCGATACGCACCAGCTGCGCGCACGCGAAGGCGGTGATGGCTCCGTTCAGCACCGAGGTGTCGTCTGGGAAGACGGTCTGGTGTTGTGGGAAATACATCATGTCCATCGTGTACGGCTCTGGCCAGACCATGCCGGCGTCCCAGTCCTTGTAACGCGCGTTGGCAGGGCGGAACACCACGTTCATGTCGCGCAGCAGGCTAACGACGTTGTTCGGGTTGACGTCGGGTTTGTAGTTCGGTACCCACTTGCCGTTCGCTGCGCCCATGTAGAGCGACCAGGCGTTTGCGCGGTCGATCGAAGAAGGCACTGCTGCGGTATAGTTACTGTTGAGCAGATAGCCCGAACCAGCGATGATGCAACCACGCACGGTCGGCGTTGCGTAGTAATCCGATTCCGGATAGCTTTGCAGCGCTTGTGCCAGGGAGATGGCCACCGAACGTTCTTGCTCGTCAGTCAGGTTGGGACCACCGACGACGTGGGTCGAACCCATCACAAAGGTGTCTTTGCGCACGCCGATGAAGTTACCCAAGACGCGCTTGACATCCAGCGGGAAGCCCGAATCCCAGAACATGTTTTCTGGGTGGTTGACAGCATCTTGACGGAAGCTGTTCTTGTCACCGTATTCTTGCAACTTGGCTTTCACCAGGTTCGAGAATACTTCGTCGTTCATGGTGCCATCCGAACCGCCGCTGGCATACATCACACCCGTTTCGTTCAGGCGGACGCTGTTGTTGGCGCCGGTGACGAGCTGGAAGGTGTGGTACGGCGCGCCGTAGGACGACACTGCGGTGAACGGGTTGATGCGGTAGATCTCGTCTTGCTCGCCTTGAATGTCGCTGAAGACATCGATGGTTGGCAGTTCGGCCTGGTAGATCATGTTCAGCACGGTCTTGACGTTGTTGTCGTAGACCTTGATGCGATCGAAGTCGCCGATGGTAGGCGACATGCCTGGCGTCGACGCGTCGTGGTATGCTTTGACGAAAATATCGCCCAGGTACATCTGCGCACCGGTGGCGCGGTCACGCATGCCTGGCTTCAGGGTGAAGGTCAGTTCTGGCGTGCCGCCCAGGGTTGACACGGTTTGTGCGGTGGTCAGGTTATCAGGACGCGATTTGACAGCCAGCTGGAACGGATAGGCTTTCTGGTCCGTGATCAGTTTGGTGTTGACCACGTTTTGGGTCAGTTGGGTCAGCACCCACAGGGCGATGCCTTTGTCGTTACCCCACTCGCCTTCCGAGCTGACCATGAAGTCCATGATCGGGTAGCGGTCCGACTGAGTCGAACTTTGGACATCGGTCTGGTCGCCTTTGGTGACGGTGCCGACGCCGAATTGACGAACGCCTTCGAAGACCGAAATCGGTTCGACGACCCATTTGCCCAGATAACCATCGACCTTGGCGCCGAGTGGCGTCTTGATGCCATCCAGGCCCAGCTTGTACGAGCCGTCGGTGTTGCGCTCGAAGTCTTGGATTTGGGTTTCCAGCAGATCGAGCGACAGGCGGAAAGCTGCCGGCGGCGCGATGTCTTCTGGAACGATGCGTTCGACCATCGAGGCGTTGCCGGCCCGGTTGAACACGTTGTTGAATGCGGTTGCGTGGTTGAAGTACTTGCCCAGCTCATCGAACGTCTCTGCGCCGAAGATGGCCGTGCGGCTGTCGCCAACAACGAGATAGTTCTTGCCTGGTTTGCCTTTGCGGGCGAACAAAAACGATTTTGGCAGGTGGGACGGCTGGTCGAGTGCTTGAGGAGCCAGCGTCCGACCAGACACATCGTGGATGCCGCGATTGTACGTCATCGGTACGGCGTTAGGGATGTTCATTATGTCAGGTTCCTGTCGCTAATAATGAATGGTATGGTTTCGGTATTGTTTCGAAGTCGATGCCCAGCATCATAGTAATCGTAAAAAAATACTGGCAGGATCGGCGAAAAGACCTACCTGTAATGTTAAAACAACCTGAGCGGACTCGACATTGGTTTAACATAGAATGTCGGGCGTATAAGGGAAGGTAATATTTTTATCTTTCTATTCGTCAGAAACTAAGGATCAGTCAAAATGACAATCTGCAAAACAGCATACGACACGACCGCCTGCGCAGGGTTCCGCATGGCCGCCATTGTCGACGCAATCCAAGAAGCGCGGGCGCGTGATTATCTCACCGCCGCCGATAACGTGGCGTATGTGGAAGTGTCCACCGGCGCCTCTGGCCAAGTCAAGGCATTCAAGCACGCGCTCTACATCCACAAGTGGACCAATCCAAAGGACTGGCAAGGCGCACGCGCTGGTAACGACGATCCCATCTTGGCCATGGATGTGCGCGCCGCTGGCCGCTTCGATGCCACCACAGGTCGCTTTAAAGTGACCAACTCGACCATGTACAAAAACCTGGTTTACCGTGCGGGCTTGACCTCGGTCTGGTTGACCAACGGCGCAGCCGCTTTCCGCAACATCACACCGATGGCCACCGGTATCTTCGCCTCGTGGCTGGCCGAAGCAATCGGTTTCAAGTACGCGCTCGATCCGAAATCGAAAATCGAACTGATGATCGTTGCCGGTTTGTTCTACCAATCGAACCACGTAGAAGGCGTCGAGTTCGACAAAGGCAATGAATCGCGTTACTTGGCCTCGGTCGCTAACGCACTGCGTTTGAACGTTACCGAAGTGGCGCGCGTCTACCAGCAAACCCAAGCCATCGTTTCGCTCGAAGACTTCTGCACCAAAGCCAAACAAGTGCTTAACAATGTGCGCCTGGAAAACCTGAACGGCGGTGTGTTGATTTCGATGATGGGTTCGACTTGGACTGGCGACAACGCGCCAGAACTGGTGGCGGTGGCCCTCGAACACCCACCGACCTGGATCTCACTGGTCTATGAAGCAGCCACCAACATGGCACTCAAGAAAGTGGGTCTGTCAAAGATCGTTGAGCGTAGCCAGTATAAAGATGGTCTGGACCGCTTAAAGCAAATGCTCAGGACGCTGGCTCCGGAATCGACTGAGAAAGTCGAAAACGTCCCATCGCTGTACTGACCGCAAAGCTAACTACCATCTGGATCGAGCAATCGGTCTGGATGGTAGTAACTTATATTTCTTTTTTTAAGGATCACCATGGCTGACTTCCTTGTTAAGCATGCCATCCAGAATGTGTGGTGTACTCCCGAACAAGATCAACAGTCCAACTTCAAGTTGGGGAAGATCACACGTTACGGTGGTGTCTACACGAAAGTGGATGTCATGTGGCGCCAGTATCCACTTCCTGTGGCGGGCGTTTTGTTTCACTGCTACCAAGTTGGTAACATCGGCCCGCGTCACCTGGGCTGGGTCAATCCGCCGTTGCCTGGTGTCTGGATGCGTTTACCAGAAGTGTGCGAACTCGAAGAAACCATCGTTGACTTGTACACCGTCAATGGTCGGCAATCGCCACGCATCTTGGCATGGTACACCGTCACGGATGATAACGCCTTGGTCATCGCCATCCAAAAGCATGACCGGGTAGCAATTAACTACGACACCGAAGCGTTGTACCTGCGCGTTTACCACAACGCCTACTTCGGCTCGGTCCGTCGTGATGTCACCCACGACTTCATTGAAGTTAAGGGGGCAATCCCACGTAACGTCGAAGAGATCCTTGCGCTTCAAAACAAATTCATCGCTGCCAACGAACGCGGTGTGGCTTATGCATTCGTCAACGGTTTCATGGTCGACAAAATCGATCTGTTGACAGTGGCTATTGACGATGTGGTGGAGTTTGTCTACGACGGCTCCATCTACGCGGTTGAAGATTTGGTAATCGGAAGCATTCCGGTATTCGATAGCACCATGGATGCCAAGCGCAAATACTTGATCCATTCGAGCCAAGCGCTGAAAACCAACATCACTTACCACGATGACGTGGATGTGTTTGTGTTCAAGAAGAGTCCACAAGGACGCTTTAACGGTCTGTATTTCCACCGCAACGAACGCGACGCCGTACGTCAAGTTACGCACGCTGACTTCTCGATCGCCATCCCGTATTTGGATTCGTTCTTAAATACCCTGCCCGACTGGACAGACCTGAACGAACTGACACTCCGGATACACCTGCGACACTCGGGTTATCGTCGACCCTTGGCAGGCGAAGCGAACCGCATCAAAGAACTCTACAAACTGCCTGACGCAGACATCATCAAAGCGATGGTGGGTGTGGATGCAGTCGTACCAGAATGGCAGGCGGCGCATTTGGAAGCGTCGGCCTACACCAAGATCATGCGTGCTAGCACCATGGAGATCACACCAGCGCTGGTACAAGAAGCCTTCGGTTACAATGCCATGAGTCAAATCCTGGCACCCACGCCCCAGTTCGTGAAGAACGTCTCGACCATCGGTGTCGTGGACATTCCGCCTAATCTGCAATACCGAAGCGCGGTGTTCGAATACGATTTCGATGGTCATTTGCTGGGGTGGTATAACCACACGCTGGGCGCGCAATGGATCGTGCGTAACCCTGCTGCGCGCATGGTGCAGATCTTGGCAGGCTTTGGTGTAAAGCGGCTCGATGAGCGTTACGGCATGCAAAGCGCTACCATCGACCCTAACCTCGATTACCGAATGTACAACTGCACCATCGTCAATGGTCAGCCCGACAACATCTGGCGCGACGTCACCGACACCGGCGCTTATGCGGTATCGGGCACGGGACTCGATTGGTTAACGCCAGCGTCGACCACGTTTACCTTGGTGCGCAGTAATCTGGACTTCTTGTGCTACGACTTGGATCTGCCGGTTCAAGGGGGCATTTTGGACTTAACCCTCACCTCCGAACAAGATCGTGGCACTGGGTACAAGAACGCCATCATGCAAATTCAGATGGGTGAACTCGATCTCTGGCTTAACCAGAAAGCATTGGTGGAAGGCATCGATTACATCGTCAACTTCCCCCGCATCGTGATCATCAATAAGAAGTACATCGACCACAGCAAACCGAACCAGAAAATCACCATTCGCTTCTGCGGCCATGCCAAGGCAGACTTGAGCCGGGCGGTGTTGGGCGACCGCGGCTTTGTAAGCCATGGTGTTTTATCGAATAACAACAAGTTCGATATCCGGGACGACAAGGTGCTCCATATCGCAGTCGGTGGTGGTGTGTATGATCGCAGCGAACTCGTCTTTGCAGAAGAGCACAGCGGCGTCAATGTCCAAGGCGTTCCCAATGGCTCGCCGTATGTGGTGCGTGATGTTGTCGTGCCTATGCGTGGAACGACCAATGCAAAAACGTATGAGCTACGCGACAAGGCGTTGGTGACAGATCAGCATGTGTCGGATTACTTGACCATGAAACTGCCGCCGCCGACTTACACAGAAGTGAGCCCGATCAGTGAGCGCTATCCAGTCTACAGCCCATTTGTGTCGGCGCTGATCGACGATTTGCACAGCAAAGCGTTTACCGATGAACGCATGTTCGGTCACTACGACGCCAACACGCTACGGGACATGTGTGCGTACTACGAACCGCTTCTGGCGTTTGAACCCACCCGTGCCCCGAATCTAGCAGATGAGCGGTATGTGAGTGTGCAGCCGTTCTACAAGGACGTTGTCACTAACCTGGGCTTGTTCGAATACCGTTTCTTGTCGCGTGCGGTATCGCTTTATTTAAACGATGCAGTGAAGTTGTCACACTTCGTGACCGTCACTGCGTAATGGAGAAAACATGGCAACTACTGTTGAAAGCGCCAATGCGCCAAAGTTAGCGCTTAGTACCGTCGGCATTGTCGGTACCGATGGCGAGGTGCCGGTGTATGATCCCGATGCCCGTTGGACGACCTGGGCATTGCATGAAATCTACACTGGCCAAGAAGGCGCAAACCGTTACGTGCCGAAGGTAAAAGACTGGGTGGTTGATCTGCCAGCTGCGAAGTATTACGAGGTGATCGATGTCGATGTCACCACGTTGATTCCGCGGATGAAATCGATCAAGCCTTTGTCGCAAGACCAAGAGTTCAGCAACACGGACTTGATCCTGGGCGTGGGTCCAGGTGGTATTTCCGATACGTTCCGTGTCTACCTGAACACGAACGTGTTGCCGCACACCCTGACGGTCGAAGCCCGGCTGCACACCTACTCCTCGGAAGCGGAAAGCTTTACCATTTTCCGTGGCACCGATGTAGAAGGCACTGCCAAACCGATTAGCCAAATGTTTAACCAATCCAACGAATTGATTGGCACTGCCATTCCGCTGACGTTGGCTGCAATCGATGGTGACAACCGCACGGTGAAATCGTTCCCGGTGTGCTACACCACGGAAGACATCCCCGATGGTGAGAAGGTAGTGCTGATCGCGTACTCGGATGCTGGTCACCAAGTATCGAAGGTAGAACTGCTGGTGGAAAACACCCAGTTCGTACCAAACGCCGATGGTTCGCTCAAATACATCACCAATATCAGTTTGGAGTCGCCGTTCATTTCGCCTTCGGACCCGAACGTGTTGAGCTTCCCGCTGAACGTCATGCAAAACGGGCTGTCGTTGATGGGTGTGGTGCACTACAGCGATGGCAGCAAAGTACGTCTGCCGGTGAACAATACCCGGTTCTCGCTGCGTGGTTTGGATAACTTCATTTCCACCTACGCTGGTCAAAAGTTTGACCTGGTGCTCGACTACAAACTGGCGGACGGCGAAATCACCATGGGGATGCAAACCACCCCTGCCAAGTCGATCACACGGCTGTACCAAGGCATCACGACCAACTTCGAGGGCATGTACTCGCCGAAGCTCTACGGCTTCCCAGTCTGGATCAACTCCGTCTCGGGTTACCGTCTGGAATGGTGGCTGTACGACATGGAACGCCGTATGGCGCAATTGGTGACGCCGTTTGTGAAAGTCAACACCAACTCGCGGCCATTTGATCCACTCGGCTTTGGTTTCAAACAAGCACTCGGCGTTTCGATCAATCTGAAAGACGTCAACCCAAGTGGTCTGGCGCTCAATCACGTGCAAACGATCGATATCGTACTGCGTCAACCTGGCACTGCCCGTAGCACCAACTGGGCCATTGGTTTTGTGCCCAACCAAGACGTGCTCTTCGGTGAAGGTAACTTTGCCAAGATGAACCTCATCAACCAGAACCAGATGAAGTTGGACATCACGTGTGGTGAAACCAACCAAGCCCTGTGGCTGGAACGCCTCTACCGACTGGTCAAACCTCTGTCGGACCAAGGGCGCGAGATCAAGGCACCGGAACCGACGTATTTCTCGGTCTGCACACCAGAATGGGAAGTGTCGTATCCAATCGGCCAATGGAACAAAGTGTTGACGCTGGGTCATACCGTGGCTAACAACAGCACGATCTTCATCAAGTTCTTTGTCCGCACAGCTGACACGGATATTCACCTGGCTGTCGCAGGTATGCCCGTCTATCAGCAGTAAGTTCTCTTCCCCGCTACCCTGTGGTAGCGGGGTGTTGAGGCTTATGACCTTTTTCGAAAGTGTATTATGATTTTATTTGAAGAAGATTGGCTCAAGTACCCGACAGCGATTATCCACACGACCACACAGAACGATTCATGGTTTGAGATGGCAAAGAAGTACAAGGCGATGGGGATCAAAAACCATGCGTTTTTACTTGCTCTGATCAATCCCCTGCTTCAGTTCGTCAACCCGCATTCACCGAACCTTACCCAAGAACAAAAGGACATGGTTCTGGCAGAATGCAAAATCAATCCGTGGTATTACTTCCGGGAAGTAGCACGTATTCCGGCAGGGGTGGGTTTGCCAGCGGAACGGGTCAGGGCCAATCGCGGTAACATTGCAGCATGGTGGTGTTTCTTTAACCACGTCACCATCACCATGATTCAACCGCGACAAACGGGTAAGTCGTACACGATTTACGAGTTGGATGTGTACTTGATGACAGTGCTGTGTCAGGGCACCAACATGAACCTGTACACCAAAGACGAAAAGCTGCGCAAAGATGCGATCGACATTATCAAGAAAGTCTTTGATACCTTGCCCGATTACATCGATTTGCGTAACAAGCGTACGGATGCCAACAATACCGAAGAGATCACGGTCAATCTGTTAGAAAACAAACTGCGCACATTCGTGCCACGTTCGTCGGAGAAAGACGCCAACAACGTCGGTCGTGGTTTCGGTTCGCCTATCAACCACTGCGATGAGGGTCCATTTTGTCCGAATGCCCACATCTCGATGCCTGCCTTGTTCTCGGCAGGTAACGCCAAACGCGATATGGCCAAACGCGCTGGCGCGCCGTACTGCAACATCATCACCACAACGGCAGGTAAGCTCGATACACCAGAAGGCAAGTTCGTCTACGAGAACTATATCCTCGCAGCCATGCCGATGTCGGAACACATCTACGATCAGAAGAACGAAGCCGCACTGGAAGAATTCGTCAAACGCAATGCGGGGGGCAACTACCAGATTTCGATCGTCATGAGTCACCGTCAACTCGGTTACACCGACGAATGGCTTTGGGAAAAGATGCGCGAGACGAAAACGTTTGGCGATGCAGCTGACCGTGATTACTTCAACGTCTGGACGTCGGGTACGGAAACGCATCCACTCTCGCCTGCTTTGTTAAAACGCATTGTCGCATCCGCTAACGATGTGACCTACGATCAGTTCTTCCCACAACAGAAGTACATGATCCGTTGGAACGTCGAAGAGAAGAACTTCGCTTCCTACATGTCGCACGCCAAACTCATTTTGGGTGTCGATGCGTCGTCCGCCAACGGCAACGATGATATCGCGCTTGTGTGGGTGGATGCTGCCACGCTCGATGTGGTCGGTAGTGCGACCGTGAACGATACCAACATCCTGATGTTTGGTAATTGGTTGGCGGTGCATCTGGTAGAGAACAAGAACGTGACGTTGGTCATTGAAACTAAATCGACCGGCGAAGCGATTCGGGATATGTTGCTCAGTATCTTGCCGTCCTTTGGTGAAGATCCTTACAAGCGCATGTTCAACACCATCGTGCAAGACAAAGACGATTACGCAGAACGTTACGATGTAGTGAAGTTGCCGATGAGTCGTCGCGACAACACCATGTACACGCTCAACAAGTCGGCCTTTGGTTTTTGCACGTCGGCCAGTGGTCGCTTTGCCCGTAGTGAACTCTACGGCAATACGCTGCAAAATGCGGCCAAGCGGGGCGGTAACAAAGTGTATGACAAACGTCTTATCAACCAGATTTCCAGTCTGGTGCGCAAGAACGATCGGGTTGATCACCAGAACGGTAAGCATGATGACATGGTGGTGGCATGGCTGCTTTGCCATTGGTTCCTCTGGTACGGTAAACACATGACGGTATACGGTATCAACGACGTCATGACGCAAGTGGGGGACCAGAAAGAACTGACGTACGAGGAATACTTGGCAGTAGAACGTCAGAAGAGCTTGCGCGAACAGATCGCTGACTTGAGCGCCCAACTCGAAGAATGCGCTGATCCGTATCTGGCAGATAAGCTGGAACACCAGATCCGTGTTTCGGCACAAGGCTTGGTGCACCAAGAGGGCGACCTCACCAACGTCGACCAGATGCTTGCTGACATTCGTGAGCGCAAGAAGAAGCGTAGCCAGACAGCCTCGGTCCGGCGCGATGAAGAAGCGGTCAACGACCATGACTTCTACCGCAAGATGATGGGTTACAGTAACCGCAGTTTTTACGGTTAAACGGCATAGTCTCCCAGAGCCCTTGCGGGCTCTGGGAGCTATTTTGATATGCCGTTTTTATTTTCCTGCGCTAAACGATGCTCTAACAAATCCAAGTATGCATTGACTTGTTGACGCCGTACAACGCTATCAAAATTCCAGCGATGCAAAAGCGGTGGCAAATGAACATCGAGTTCACAAGCTTTGCGCAATGCATCAGGAGCGCCAACACCGACTACCGAAAAGACATGGTAGGCAAACAAAGTTCGATTGCGAATATACCAACGATTGTACATCACGCGGTATTCTCGGCGGTGGCAATAAATGGCGATTTCAAAACCACGTACTGTAAACCCTCGTAAACCCCCCAAGGCATTATCAGGGCGTTGTACTTCTATTATCGTCTTGGGACCACGTAATTGGTTTACCAGGAAAAGCACGCTAGCAACTACAAACTTCAGGGCTCTTAGCATAATGCTTCCCCAATGAAGAGGAGGTTACTGCTATACGGAACGCATTGATGCTTGTTCGGTATAATGCCGTTTAGCCAAGCTACGTAAAACAATGTACAGGAGTACCCCGGTGCGAATTGGTGGCAGAAGACTCACGTTTCGTGTGCCGGTTGCTTGCTTAACCAAATCTTCCGTCTGACGACGAATGTCCATCAGAATGGGATCGGTCGAACGGGCTGCCGTATACACACCACGCAACCGCGACAACAGACCGGGTAGGTCATGTGGGTTTTGTAATGAATCTGTGTTATGGGACAAATAATCAAAACAATGCACCATGATTTCCTTGGTCAACGCTTGCAACTTGTGCGCATGCTGGCCTTGGAAATGTTCCGACAACCATTCCAGTGTGCCCCGGAATAAAGTTGGCGGCATTGTCTGAACCATGCCTTCTACGACAGTCAAGAGTTCTTCTCGCAGGAAGCTGGACTTGTCAGGGATAATGGCTTGGATATACCGGGTGTAGTTGGCAAGACTCTTGGTTTTATCCTTGAGAATTTCTTTGCCATCATGCTCCACGGTTTGGGATACGGCGATAATGCGTTTACCAGATGCGTTGATCTGGTAATGGGTACCGGCGATTAAGCGCAGGGTTTTACGTAGACGGGTTTGGATGTCGTTAACGATCTTCTCGATCTCACGGTCGTCGCCCATCTTTTGGAAATGCTTAAAGCGCGGCGCTTTCTCATCGAGAATGTCTTCGGCGCGTTTACGTAGATAACCACCCCAACTACCCGCCTGTTTTAAGTCGAACTTCATGGACAGCGAAGCATACGTCGCTTCGGCCACTGCTTTGTTCGCTGGATAGGGAAAGTGACGTCCCAGTCGACTGGTGAGGAACTTGTACTGCATAATCAACATCACCGAAATCAACGCGTCGTGCTTGAGTGTATCTGGGATATTGGGAGCGTTGATCAACAGGTGTGTCAGCCAGATGCACGACAAGTTCATCGCGTTCGACGCCACCTTGTGCTCTTCATGCACTGTCGGCAATTTGAAGAGTTCTTGTTGCAGCGTATCTTGGTCAACGTGGAGGATTTCATCAAACCACACCAACTGATCTGATTCAGTAAAACGGACGATTTGAACACCAGTTAAGTGACCGCCAAAGAACTTAACGTGTTCATCGTTTTTCGCTACGAATGCGAGCTGGTAAGCTACAATTTTCTTAGCCAGGATAGAGTCAACGATTACATCGGAACACTCCTGCTCAAATACATTCCTTATTAACAAACTCATGCTAGTTTCCTTTTGAGGCAAGGTTTCACAAGATGAGGCACCTTGTCCTTGAGGCGGCATAAAGCTCTGCCGAGCGAACCCGGCAGAGCGATACATTCAAACGTCGATCAACGCTTAGGCAGCTTTACGCGCTGCGCGGGCTTTGACGTAGTCGCCGAAGTTACGCACGACCTTGCCACCCATGGCGATGACCATCGATTCCATGGCCACGACCAGTTCTGGGTTGTTGCTGATGACGGTAGGGCTTTCCGAGTCGAGCACCTGGTCAGGCACGACGTCGTCGATCAGGACGGTGACGTTTTCTGGGGCATCGGTTTCGGCCAGGATCTGGGTCACGTCTTTGACAGCGTCTGGGGTGACTTGGGTTTCGTCGATCGCATACAGGGTTTCGTACGCGGCGTCGTCTTGTGGCGGCACTTCCGACAGCGAGTTGGCCAGGCTGGAAGCGACTGCTGAGTCGATGGCTTGCGATTCCAGGACGATGTTGCCGACTTCGGAAATGATGGCAGCTTCCACCGTTTCTTGGGTCTGGCCTTCAGCCGGTTGCAAGTTGCTGGTATCGACTTCTGCTTTTGCTTCTTCGCCCGTAGCGGCGCCTTCGGCTGGGGTTGCTGGGTCTTCCGCTGGCGCGTTCTTGTCGAACACTTTGCCCAGGGCTTCCGAGTACACGTCAGCCAGCGGGCCTTTCATGACGACGGTGGTGTCTTCGGTGGCTGGGTTGGCAGCATTCGGATCGAATTCTTCCATGGCCATGTGGAAGCGATGACGGGTACCGAACAGTTGGCGCAGGGTCTTGCTCATGGTGAGTTTCCTTCACTTGAATAAAAGAGGTGTGAGTCAACGCGTGGTTGTTTCACAGTATGGTTAAACACAGGATGAGAATTCGGTGAAGTATTGTAAAAAAGACAACGCGCGCCCTTTACATACATTTACTTTTCTTTTTTCCAAACGCTGCGCTATTTGGGTGAATCTCTTCCAAATTATTACCCCTTGCTTTTTCTCTTTTTTAAAATCCTAAAGAGTCCATAAGCGCCCGGAGAGGCGCGTCTTCTGGGAGTCTATTGAGATCAAAAAGTTTCCTACTGTAAAAAAATATTCAGTATACGGGTATTATGCGACTTAGTGAGCAGAGCGAACGAGCAGTGGGTACCGAAACGAAGCGGGAGCGGAGTTGAAGGTAGCTGAGAAAGAGGTAGAAATGGGGGAGTGGGGGGCAACCTTAACCCAGGACCCGCGTAGCGGGGACTCTATCTAATGAAACTCGTTTTATGGGGGGGACAACCACTCTTTTTATTGCCCACCTTCGGGTGGGGATGTATGCCCTCAAAACGCCCGGTAATAGATAATTTCAACTCTATATCACTTGCCTGAATACCCAACGAAGTACTTTTACAATTAACAACATAAAGGAGTTACCATGCAACATGCTCAGTTTGTTACCACCGTTACCGTTGTTTGCCCAACATGCAATCAAGATTCGAAGATCAAGGTCGCCCGTCTCTTCCCCACAAAGGACGACTGGGCGCATAAATTGGCCAATGATTCTTCTCTCTTCAATAAGAAGCAGCAGGCTTCGCAGAAGTGCATGTGCGAAGCCTGCGGTATGGGCATCAAAGCAACCCTCGAATTTCATCGCGGTGTGTTTACGCACTTGGTCGAACCAGACGACAGCGAGTACAAGAAAGACATCATGACGCTGGTGGTATTGCCCCCGCAGACCGAACCGGTTTACTTCCTGATGAATTCGACTGGTTACCATTTCGCTAGCCACAACAATGGTCCCGGCATCGATCTGGACCGGGACTTCATGATCAACGAAAACTCCTGCCCAACGAACTGGTTCGGAGACTTCGAAAGAATCCAGATCGGTCACGATGCTGATCCTCACGGCATGATCCTGCATGTACGTTCGATGCTCACGGAAGATTTCGAAGCAATCGAAAAGCAGGTTCGTAAAGAAATGGGGATGGAAAAATACGGCGGCTCGACTACCGAATTGGACCGCGCGATTATGGAGCGTGCTTTCCCAGAAGTGGCGCAGCGTTTCATCCCTGACGGTTATGACTTCGAAGCATATACCGACAAGGAAGAGGTGGTACTGGAACAACACATGCGTGAAGTATCCGATCGTCCATATCGTCAGAAATCATTTTACGGCGAAGAAGATTACTTCTTTGCTAACATTAAACCAACGCCCGTCGTTCGTTTTATCGATCAATAATCAATAACAGAAAAGGAAAAGCATCATGATCACCAAACTCGACCAACGCCACATCAGCATCGTTAAATTCGAAAACGGCATGTGGTTCGCTGTTCGCCCGATGCAGCAAAGCGATTACTCGGGTATTCACATGGAGCCCGTACCACTTAACTGTGCGGACAAGCGTGTCATGTACGAAGGCGAATGGCATGCAGCCGATTTGCTGATCGCGCCACTCCAGCCAGAAGACCGTGAGCGTTTCACCATGACCGAAGCGCGTTTCGAAGAAATCAACAAAGGCATCGTTGATCAAACTCAAAAGTTGGCTGCTGAAAGCAAAGGGCGCGTGATGAACCAGCAACCGCGATTAGCTGTTAAAGCTCGTTTCTACGCCGAATTCATCGAGCGTGAATTGCTGGCCGCGGGTTCGGTGACACATCTCTCGATCTTCCGCCCTAGTCAACAAACTCTTGAGGCGTTGAACAAACTCACGACCGGTCAATACATCGAGTATCTGGAACTCGGCCAAGGTACTCATGGCGAAAAGGTAGAACGTTATTACTTGCTTTACGAAGTCGTGCTCTGTTTGGCTGATAGCGCTCGCGACGACGTGTTCTATCTGCTCCTGAAAAACGTCGATGTCAAGCCGGTGGAAAAAGCATGAGTATCCACTCCGGTAAACGACTGTCAGATGTGCCGTTTGATGAGATCTTCGTAGGTATGGAAGTCATCGATACGGTGATCTGCATGGAAGGTAAAGTCGACAGGGTTTGGGTACGAGATGATATCGTGGAGGATACCAAAGAGAACTGGTTGTCAATCAAATGGCAAAATCGTTTTAATCCCTACGGCCCACATCACGT